CACAAATACGTTACCATAACCTGTTGTTATATCCTCCCCTGCTTTATACCCTATCCCAGTATTTTCACCACCTAAAGCAGATCTACTAATATACCTTAACGCAAAATTACCAACAGCCACACATTTTTCAATATTATCGGAACCTGAATTCATAGCAAACATACCAACAGTAGTGTTATTAGCACTATTACCTGTTATATTTGGAAATGCTGAAGCCCCAATAATTGTATTGTAGTTAGTGCCTAATACTCCTATTCCTGCTTGATGTCCAAAGACCGTATTATATTGACCTCCGCTTCCTGTAGATGCAGCTTCAAATCCTATTCCTGTATTTTGTGTGCCGGTTTTTACACCTACATCTATAAATGAAGGGTTTGATCCTGCACCACCAGAAGTTAATACTTGTCCAGCTGCTCCTATTGGTAGGTTAGTTAAAGTATTTGCATCTGTAAATACAGGCACAGCATATTGTACCCCCGACCCATCTATTGCCGATATTGACTCCTTAATATCTTGCATTGTGTAAACCTCTCTACTTGCATTGGCTAATGCTGATCCTCTCTCTGTAGTATCTACCGTAGACGATAAAGTGTGAAATTGTTGTGCGTTAGGTATAATTGCCATAATTATTTTTTAGATTATTAAATATTTACAAAGATACTAATATTTTCCCTGTCTATTTTTAGGTGAAGACTTGGTGCTTCCACCCTTACCTGCCCATAATTTTTTACACGCCCAATATCTCGCTGTTAGTTTTGATTTGGCTGTTCCGCACTTATGTCTTGCTCTAAAACTTTTTCTTGCTGCTGCAGAATAATTATGCCCGTAACCCTTAGCTCCAAAGTGAATTAATTTTTCTCTACCACCCTCACAAGCTTTTACCATTTTCTTTTTACCTGGTCTTGTAGATGGCCTCACTTTATTACATGGCATGTTTTTTTTAGTTGCCATATTACGCGTTTCTTACTTTTGCAGCACTAGTATTAGAAACAAATTGACGAGATCCACCTTGTCTCTTTTTTTTCTTAGCTGTTGCTGCTAATTGTTTTTTACTTAATCTTCTAGCTTTCGCTAATGGCAAACACCTATCCGGATTCTTTTTGTTTTTAGACGTACCACAAGGGCCTTTGATTTTACCATCGGTGCCGATACGAACCCATTTTTGTTTAACCCATTTTTTTAATTCGCCCATTGTGTGCTTGTATTTCCCACGGCAAACTTCTGTCGTGTGTGTTAATCTTACTACTTGGTATTGTCTGAATTGGTGAAGTTATGCTTTCTCTATAATGATAATTGTTATGATCAAAATGCAACAAGCCTAATCTAATTTGATCTAGATGAACTTGCTCATGCTTTACTGCCCTGCGTTTATTTGCAGGTGTTGCATCTTTATTTATCTCAATAACACCATTGGGATTTATTTGACCTAAAACTTTTTTAGACATTTTTTTTTCCACAACAATTCTATCTCCGTTAGAGAATTCTTTATTGTGTCCGAAAACCTCATAAATATTTTTTAAATTAAATGCCATTACTTTTTCTTTCTCATAGCCATTTTAGGCTTCTTCTTAGCCATCACCATCCTAGGCGGTAAAGGGTCTCTCATTGTACTTCTTCCACCTATACGCTTATTTCTATCTTCTACATCTTGGCTTACTTTTGCTTCACCTTTTTTTCTAACTTTATCTAGTATAGCTTTTCGTTTAGCTCTTCCTTCTCCAGTACCTACTTTCTTTGTCACTTTAGGTTTCTTTTTCATAATCTTATTTTGGACATCAGAAGGTAGTGAATCGAAACCTTTATTCATTTTTGGATATTCCATAGATAGCTTAGGCATTTTTTTACCCATTGCCATTTTTACTTTTTGCACAGCATTAAGCATAGTTTTTTTCATTTTCATGATTTATTTTTTTACTTGTTATTTATTATTTTCCTTTTGCTTTCTTAGCATAGTTGGGATCTTTACAATATTTACTCGCGGCCATATTTGCATATGCTGATGGGTATCTATCAAAAGTCCTTTTTGCCCAAGCTATTCCAGCTGGACATATTTTGTTTCCTTTTGTTCTTCCTTTTTTTGCCATTACCCTTGACCTATGTTTAATTTTTTATACAATTTACTACTTTTTAATTTACTAGTTTTAGTCTTGGCGTGTATGCCAGGTCTTTTTTTTCTTACCTTTTTGTACTCAATAGGATTTATTACTCTTCTAGCCATTATTTTTTAAATATACTCATTGCTTTTTCGCTCGACCTTCCTCCGAAATAGGCTAAAACCGTAGCCATCATCACATTCTCAAATGTTGAATTCCAATTATCATGTATTGTAAAAGGTATGGTTTCAATACTGTCTAATATTCCAGCAAATGAAAAAACTACTATACACCATATTAGTACTAATGGACGAACGTTTTTAGACATCCATGAGTCTGACATAGAATCAGCTTTCCATCTAGAAGTAATAGCTTCTATTTCTTTATTTTGTTGTTCAAATATTAATTGCTGTAATTTAATTTTATCGTCAGCCGGAACGTCCGATTTAGTTATTTCAGCAATTGCTTCTTGTGGACTGGTAACACCTTGCAATATATTTCCTAATGTAGGGTTAATTACAGAAGCTGCGCCAAACAATAATTGCCCAACCGTTGTATTTTTAAAAGGTTTTTTAGAACTCATATTACTTTATATTTAGTTTTATCATCTTCTTTATACGCCTTCAAACATCTGTTTCTATTTTCATCTTTTGATACATATGATACGTGAATCCAGTTGGGGTTCATGTCTGTACCAAACTCCCATATCAATTGATCAAAGTCTAAATTCTCTCGTATATACATGAACATTTCAGCATTAGATTTGTATCCATATACATCATCCAAATCTATCGCTTGACCCTTACAATGCTGGCTGGAACTAACTCCGCCAATAGCTTCATTCAAAGATGGTGACCTGAAAAATGAATTTACTTTTATCGGCCCACCAACCCAAGACCTTAAAGGCTCAAAGACCATTTCGGCAACTGTTGCCATTGATGCGATTTGAGTGGGGTTTGGTGTGTTGTCTATCTTTTTTCTTTTAGCCGTATTAGAATGTATAGCTTCTGCATACGTTATGTGATCACTAATTCTATTCATAAATTTAATTTTAATATTAAATAAAATATCGCAGGTACACTAGAGTAAACAAAATCTAAAAACTCTGGATTACCCTTACCCATTCGCCAATCATAAATGATTTCTTTTGCTGCATACAAAGTTAAGGAAAAAATAAATCCGTAAATAGAGAATAAATAGATTAAGGGGAAAGCAGATATACCTCCCCAAAAAAAATGAAGGAGTTTATCGTTAGGTATTTTATTCATCATAATCTAAAGTTTATACCTACAGAAGATTGATAAATTTCAGAATCCCAAAACCTTGTATATTCACCCTCAACAAATACTCCAATATTTTTTGACAGCTTCCATCCAAATGAAATGCCTGCCTGCCAATCCTCCCATTGTTCTAAGTCTACATCTTGTCTTAATCCTCCGAGCCCCCAATTATTTCGATTTAAATAACTAAAAGATTCATCACCCTGTACATACTTGTGATACGGAAGTAAATATGATCCATACGCGTGTAGCCAAAAATTTCTTTTGTAATGGTACACATCAAATCCGACAATTGGACTGATAACACCAAATGTCTCTAGCTCACTCCAAATCTCTTCATTATATCGATTCATTAAATCTGCAAATACTGTATCCCTAAATTCTAAATCTGTATGAGCTACAACTTCACCTTGAGGATTTATCCAATACCAATCTGATATTTCATTTCCATTCTGATCTTCTTGTGTGTAATATATATCATCATAACCATATTCGAAACCCAAAGTATACCATGGGTTTATTGGCCAACCATTTTCATCTGTTTCGTTAAGCCATATTTCTACCGGATTATATCCATAAGGGCGAATATGAGTGCGGTATATTGCGCCGGCAGATATAGATAGTTTTTTTCCTATTGGAAGTTTTGCTCTTAACTCTGCTGATTTGTAATTAAAATCTACTTTTCCTTGTTTTCTGCTTTCTATTTTTGCTACATGATACTTGCCGCTATGCTTTACAAAATACCTATGATTTGTAAAGACTTCGTCCCTAGACCTTTCTTTTTCATAATGTATTGTGTACTCTAAGCCATCAACGGGTGAGTTAGGTGCTGATAGTCCGATATTGTTTTCTGTGCCATCGTAGTAGTGTTTCCCTTTGATCTCGTAGTCAAAACGTGCTAACTTACGGATTCCAAAACCATAACGATAATCAAAGTCGTAATAGTCGGTACCGTCAACTACAACAGGCGGGGCATATAAGTTACCATCGGGGTTGGTTCTTACAAAATAATCTTTAGGATTTTCTTTAGGGTTATCTACGTTTCCAGCCACATAAACAGTGCTGTATTTAAAAATATCCTTATAAATGTTTTTAAAAAAATCTTTTGCTTTATATTTTTTTACAATCTTATCTTCTAGCTTTTTATCTGTATCTATAACCTGTGATGATACATTTAATGTAGATAGTATAATTATTAATGTTATTAATTGTTTCATATTTAAAATTTACTTTCTATAATTTCTTCTATTTTGTTTTCTATTAATTCAATAGAGTTGTCAGGCAATTTTAAACTTATACCTGATTCTACTCTATAATATTCTTCATCATTATAAAATAATATAATGGTTGGTATGTATTTAATATTGTATTTATTGAATTTGTCTTTGGAGTCAGACATATAGATAGTTTCAGAGTCATATCTAAAACTTTTTAATTCAATCTCATTATCTTTAACAAAAGAGGCGCTAAACTGAACTATTTCAATATCAGTTTGAGCAAAAGTGACACATGTCAGGAAAAAGGCAATTATTGCACATCTCATCATTTTTTGCTAATTTCATATAGTCTTTCGTCAATTTTATTTAGTTGTTGTTTTATTTCTTCCACTGATTTTTCTAAACCTTGCACCTTTTCATTAGTGCTAGATATTTCTGAACGCACAAGCTCGTCCTTATAAGACCACTCAATTTTAGAAACTTCAGGCTCTGGTCTTTCCATAGCCAATGCTATATCTGACTTCAAAACAAAGTACATGCTAGTAAGAGAGATTACGCCGCCAACAATAATTCCTATTGTTTTTAAATCTAATCTTACCTCTGTTTCCTCGCTTATTTTTTGTGCCATTTTATTTCTTTTTACTTGCTGTTACCTTACTTTCTCCTTTAGTCACTGTAACATCTGTGTCAGTCACATCTACCTGCATAGGGTCGTCTTCCTTGTCTGAAAGTTCTTTAATTAAACTTTTTATTATTTCTAGTTCTGGCTTCTCCTCTTTTTCTTTAGCGCCAACAATATGTTGGAGTATACCTATCAAAGCCATTGCTGCGGTAGAAACCAAACCAATAACTGCTGTTAATGCGCCACCTTCTAAAAACTGAGAACTGACTACACCTATTACAACGAGTATAGTTATATAATTAATTGCATGCTTTCCTAAATGTTTCGATGCAATTTCTTTAGCTGTGCTTTTAGCATTGATTTTGTCAATTTCTATTTGAGCTAAGATTTCTTCAGTTGTTTTTTTAGTGTAGAATTTCATTTGATATTATTATTTATTGTTTTCTACGTATTTGTATTCGACCTCTAAGTCATTAATCCAAGTAGTTGTTGTTGTGTATTTCATATTTACAAAGATAATTTATATTTTTGATTTTAAATCTTCTACTTCTGCCTTAAGCTCTTGTATTGATTTTATTAATAATGGTACTACTTTACTGTAATCTACACCCTGCATTTCTTCTCCGTCTTTTTCACCTGAAACTGCATCTGGCAATACATCTTGTAACTCATGAGCCATAACTCCATAAGAACTAGAGTTATCTGCTTTCCATTTAAAATCGTACACAGGTATTTTAGAAATCATATCTAATCCTGCAAAATCTTGTAAATCTTCTTTTAATCTATAATCAGAAGATGTGGCATATACTGTAGATGAACCACTACGAGTTATGCTACCAATTGAAGTTCCAGCAGCATTAGAAAAAAGAATTAATCCTGTATTTGTTGAATCATCTTCTATTGATATTCCATAAGTAAAATTACCACCAGCTGCGTTATTAGAAATTTTTAATGCTGCACTTGTTGTATTATCTATGTCTGCATTTTGTATTACACCATTACTATCTATTGTTAACCTTGCTGTGTTATTTGTGTTAAGTACTAATGATGAATCAGAATCAATAATTAGTTTTTCTCCTGTATCTGCATACTGTATATACGCTCTTTCATTTGTTGTTTGATAAAAAGACAATTTAGGATTCCCCGTGGCCGAAGAATCAATTATTTTAATTTCTCCATTTGTTGTTACATCTCCTGCAAAAGTCGCGTTTTGTGAAGTATCTAGGGTAAGAACTGTATTTTCCCCACTGGTTTTAAATGTCATTTTACCATCAGATGACATATTGAAATCATCTCCAGTATCCGCATATTGTATATAAGCTTTTTGACTTCCATTTTGTCTCCAGTCAATATAAGGGCTACCAGTTGCCGCTCCATCTATATGAAGTATATTTGTAATTCCCACATTCCCTGCAAAAGTTGCGTTACCAGTTGTGTGGTCAAGTGTAACCGCGTCTACAACACCCTCTTGAGTTATGTATAATTTACCATTTGGTGCTGAACTAAACCTCCAAGTTTTACCAGTTGTAGATGTTGTGTTAGCGAGAAGTAACAAAGGATTAGTGCTTGATAACGTTACATTACCTGCAAAAGTTGCATTACCAGAACTACTAATATTAAAAACTTCAGTTCCTGTAATAGCATCATCGAGCATTCTAATACTAAATGATGGTGAATCAGTTGAACCTGCTCTTAAACCACCAATAGCAACTCCATAATTATTAGTTGTAGAAGTTCCAAAAAACATATTTGTAAATCCTCCAGAATCTGTCTGTGCAGATGGATGTAATCTTAAGAAACAATCTCTATCAAATTGAGTAGTTTGTTGTGGGTGTTGAATTTCAAATCTTGCAGTTGGCGAAGTAGTTCCAACACCTACGTGTGACCCACTACCATCAATATAAATACCACTACCAGGAGTAGAATTAGCTCTAATGTCTAAGTCATTATAAGTTGATGCTGAATTAGAATAACCTAAAAGCTGAGCAGCTGTAGTATTGTTTCCGTTTATAGCTACACCTGTGTTATTTGATGTGTCAAATGACGCTGCATATATATCACCACTATCTACATTTAGTTTCCAGGTAGTAGGATTAGCCGTTCCGATACCTACTTTGCCTGATTGATTTAAACGCATTGCTTCCGAACCATTTGCGTTAAACTTTATGCCATCGCTACTTGAACCATATATTCTTGCATTACTATTACCAAAATTGATACCTTGATTATCTTCAAAAAGTACAGACCCCGATAAACCAATATTTCCTGTTACAGCTAATTTTTGACCAGGACTACTAGTTCCAATACCTACATTACCATTTACGTCTATTGTCAGTTTATTATTTGTAGATAAATTAGTAGAAGATGAAATTTTAAATTTATCAAGATCATTATTATCTATTCCTAATCTCCATCTTCTTACAGTTGAAAGTAAGAAAGATAAAGCAGCATCACCAGTACCATCTTGTTCTATAGTAACCCCAGCTGTTGTGTCATCATCTGAGTTATTTTGATAAACATGTAGTTTTGCAACAGGACTACTAATACCAATACCTACGTTACCACCATTAAAATAAGAATAGCCATTACCAGTTATATAATTAGTAACTGTTCCACCTGATCCTCTTACTAATACTAAACCGTGACCATTAGCGTCATTACCAATATTAAATGTTCTAGTTCCAGCTGCATTTTCAGATCTAAAAGTATCTCTCCCATTAGCTAAGTTTCTTACAGCAATAACTCCGGAACTACTGTCTCCAGTCACATCTAATTTATAAACAGGCGATGAAGTTCCTATTCCAACGCTACCCGCACTAGAAGATGTTAAATATACATTAGAACCACTAGATCCAAGTTGTGATATACCTGTTGCGTCTAAAGTTCCTGATACTTGTAGTTTAGAAGATGGACTAGTAGTTCCAATACCCACGTTACCATCAGATTTAATTGTCATTTTTGTACTAGGCGCAGTAGATGTTGATACGTGAGTTGTTTGAAAAAACAAATCCGATGATCCATTATCTAAAGCACTTCTAATACCTTGTATTTTTGCATTATAAAGTGATGTAGTTGCAGAGATAGATGAAGCAAAAATAATTTCACTACCTCCACCAGGGTTATTTGATCCATTATTAGATAAAAATATAAATGGTTGAGGTGAGCTAGAATAATCAGTAGCAATTTGCAACTTTGCTGTAGGAGTATTAGTTCCTATACCTAATCTATTATTACTACTATCCCAGAAAAATTCATTGCTTCCTTCCAAAGAAGAGGCTGAGTCAAAATATGAAACCTGACCTGTGTTTCCCACAGCAAAGCTTGTGAAAAAGTTTGCGGGAGTTATCTGAATATTGTCGGCTCCATTGTAGCCTACTATGTGGCTAAGGGAAGAAGCGCTGGTTTGTGTTATAAATTGAGAGAACTTTATTGCCATATCTTAATGTACTACTTTTAATAAATCACCGGTTCTGTAAAAAGCACCAGTCGTTAATCCCGCACTAATTGCCGCAGCGTTATCTGCATGTTCTGCTAAACCTACTACTGTTAACTTAGCTGTAGGACTAGTAGTACCAATACCTACGTTGCCTGAATCCCTTAATATTGTTAACTTGTCAGTTGGAACACCAACACCTGTTGCTATATTAAATTTATTAGTTGAACCATTGTAGTACAGATAAGCCCCAACTTGCATAGGTACCGATGAAGTACCTTCTGTCATATAGATACCGTTATTTACCGCCCCTGTATTTGAATTTAAAATAATATTTGCACCTAAAGTATCTTCTATATGTAATTTACTATCAGGACTACTAGTTCCAATACCTACGTCTCCGTTTGATAAAATAGTCATAGCTGTATTAGTTCCATCAACTATAAACTTTTGACCAAAACCTGTTTGAGCTTGCTGTTTTAAATAATCACTTTCAAAATATGAATATGCTTTTGTTACGGAACCTATTGTATAAACAACTCCACCTGAGTAGGCTGCTGTTCCGTTTAAACTTAGCCAACTAGCTGCTCCCCCTCCTGATTGAGGATTAGTAGTCCCAATACCTACATCACCTGTACTATTAATACGCATTCTTTCTACATTGCTCGTATTGAACTTTATATTTGCTGCAACTTCATTATCAATTTCAATATCTCCAACATCTCCATTTCTAATTATAATTCCTGATGAATTTGCACCTGTATTTCTAAAATATGTAGTTCCTTTTATATTGTCCATAAAGAAATGACTTCCATTATGTTCAAGAGTTGCATCTGCATCTGTTCCAAACCTTGCTTTAACTTGGTCAGGGTGTTTAGTGTGGTCATTAAAAGTTGTACTACCTGCAAAAGTTATATTTCCATTTGTTGTGCTTCTATCAATACTAAAAACATTAGCAGCAGTACCACCAAAGGTTTTATCTAAATATAAATCAGCATTAGAATCTAATCTGAAACTATAATAATCAGTTGACCCTGCACCCAAAACTAAACTTCCATCAGCCATAGGTGTTGAACCACCTAAACTAGATTTTCTTATAGTTGCACTACCTGCAAAAGTTGCATTACCAGCAGCATTTAAAGTTAATCTAGCCGTATCATTAGTAATTAATACAAAATCATCACTTGATGTAGTACCAAAATACACTGGGCCATCAGTAGATTGATAAGACCCAAATACAGAGCTTCCTCTTGTGCTTCTAAGTATATTACCCCCAGTTGGTATCATTTCTATCATATAACCATTAGCAAGAGTTGCTCCTCCCATAACAATACTACCTGCAAAAGTTGCTGAATTGTCTGAGCCATTTAAAGTCATTAAAGAATTTCCATCATAATCTTTTATACCTAAAGTATTAGTTCCTGGCTCAATTTTCCAATATTGATTTGCAACAAAACTATCTATTCTTAAAGCACCTGCCGCTGCTACTGCATTATTTCCTAAATGAAGTGTGTTTTGTGGGTTAGTATTTCCAATACCTACATTGCTGTTAAAATATGATGTGGCAGTTCCAATAACAGCTTGCGCAGAATTTAAACCTCTAAATGTAGCAATAGTGCCCGATGTGTTACCTCTATTAAAAGTAGATTGTCCATTGTCAACATATAATTTAGTGCTAGGACTACTAGTTCCAATTCCAACGTTGCCCCCGCCGGCAGAAGTAAGTAATACATTAGACCCCCCTGTTCCTAGCTGTGTGATGCCTGATGATGCTAGTGTTCCAACAACATCAAGAGTTGTCCCAGGACTACTAGTTCCAATTCCAACGTTACCACCTGATTGTATGGTCATTCTTACACCTGAACTACCATGTTCTTTAATTTGTAAATCTGAATTTACACCAGTTATCACTGGGTTAAAAGCCCAACCTCTGTTTGGGTACGCAGCGTCTTTTATTCCTAAAAACAAAGATTCATCACCGTTGTTTGCGAAAACACTTAGCTCTCCGTGAACAGTTTGATTTCCTTGTGATCCGACTGTGTATTTGTTAACTTGTAATTTACCAAGCGGACTAGTAGTTCCAATACCTAATCTTTTATTTGAGTTGTCCCAGGAAAAATCATCATCTCCAAGTAATGAAGTTGTGCTACCAAAAAAGGGTACTTGTCCGGCTGTACCCGTTACAAAACTTGTAAAGAAATTATTAGGTGTGATTTGTATATTATCCGCCCCATCATAACCAACAATATGGCTCATCGTTGATGCACTAGTTTCTACTACGAATTGTGAAAATTTTATTGCCATATCTTAATGTACTATTTTTAAATCGTCTCCTGTTCTGTAAACATCTCCCACTACTAGTCCTCCTGCTAAAGCCGCTGTGTTATCCGCATATTCTGATACGCCTGAAATTCTAATACCTGACCCAATTGTCCTAAGTTTTTCTACGTCATTATTATATAAAACAACAGCATCATTTTCAAAAAAAGAAGCAAATCTCTTACCACTACCATAAGTTTGAAAATACATATTAGCAGCTGCTCTTACATACAAAATACCTGTTCCTGCTTCATCAATAAAGGAATTACTACCATCGTGATATATTTGTAAATCTCTAGAACTACCTATATTTAGTTTAACATTATCTATAAACTTTGCTCTTTTACTAAATACAGTTTCTACGTCACCACCATCTAACCTAAAATATTCAGTAACACCACCAGAACCATCATCACAGAAAAATATAATATCACCATCATCGTGTTTATTACTAATGTAAAAATCACCAGTACTGTTTTCAATAAGTGAATTTGTACCATTGTGATAGATTTGTAAATCAGCAGCGTCTCCAAAACAAACTCTACTTCTATCTAAAAAACGAGTAAATTTATTACTTCCATCAGCAAGACTTCCGTCTAATAAAAAGTATACGCCTGTCCCACCAGAGCCATCATCACAACTAAAAATAATATCAGCATCATCTGCACTGTTTCTAATAGTTAAATTTCCTGTAAAATTGTCTATAGTAGTATCACCACTAAAATGATACATTTCAAAATTACCGCTTGAACCTAACTGTAAACTTACTGCATCAGACATTCTAAGTCTTTTATCAAACCTAGTTAAAACACCACCGCCATCTAAATAAAAATATGTAGCTGTTCCACCAGAACCATCATCACTTTTGAATATAATATCAGCATCATTTGATTTGTTAACTATATTAAAATCACCTGTAAAATTTTGTAGAGTAACATCAGTCCCATTGTGGGACATATTAAAATCTCCTGAATCTCCAAGTTCAATTTGTACACTATCTAAAAATGCAAAGTTTTTACTTGCTATAACTTTAGTAGCACCACCGTCTAATCTAAAATATTCAGCAACACCTCCAGAACCATCATCTGATCTAAATATTATATCTGCATCATCAGCAAAATTATCAATAAGTAAATTACCTGTATTATTTCTAATAATTGATTTTGTACTATCGTGATATATTTCTAAATCATTACTATCTCCGAATTTAGCTTTTGCATTATCAATATGTTTTGTATCTCTAGAAAATTTAGTTTGTCCCGCACTACCATCAATAGTTATGTAGTTTGCTATAGTACCACTATTTGTAGCTTGAATATATATTCTGTCATTATTACCCTCGCTTCTTAAATATATGTCGCTAGTTGTAGATGTAATATAATTGCTATTATTACCATCGTGATATATTTTTAAATCATTACTTGTACCAAACTGTGCATATACTTGATCTAAATGTTGTGTGTTCCTGCTAAAAATCGTTTCACCTGCAGAACCATCAATTTGTATATAGTTTGTTATTCCACCAGATCCGTCATCTGACCTAAATATAATATCTTTGTCATTTGCAAAATTTTGTATATATAAATCTCCTTTTAAATTTGATGCAAATCCATTATTACCATCAAAGCCTAAATTAAAATCACCACCACTTGTTGAACCAAGTCTTAAAATTTTATTGTCTCCTAATTTTATATCCCCTGCAACCTCTAATTTTTCACTAGGGGTACTCGTTCCAATACCTACGTTGCCTGCATCAGTTATACGCATACGTTCAGACCCAGATGAGCTAGTGGCAAATACCATATCGTCTCCAGAAGCGCTTAAATGTGCTTCACCAGTATTATCTTTTAATATTATGCGGGCCACGCTGTCTGTACTTTGAAATCTAGCTACATTGTTAGTTGTACCTGAATTTACATCTAATTTAACTGTAGGTGAAGAAGTTCCAATACCTAATCGCTTATTAGTATTGTCCCAGTAAAAGCCGCTATCACCAGTAACTCCCGTAGTATCGTAGAACAATACTTGTCCGGCTGTGCCTGTTAGAAGGGAATTTAAAAAGTTAGTTGGGGTTATCTGAATATTATCCACTCCATTATAGCCCACAACATGACTAAGTGTAGAAGCATCAGTCTGAACTACAAATTGAGAGAACTTTATTGCCATTTTATTCCGTTATTAAATCGTCACTACTTGTTTCGTCAACCATCTGTATGGATTGTTGTGAAATAATTTCATCACTTCCTGGAGGTGGGAATCCAGGTTGCACGTTCCTTCCGATATTTAATCCTATGTCTATGAATATAGGCATCTTACCAGAGTGCTAAAATGTTGGATGCAGTAGTTCCTGTTGCAAAAACTTTTTTTACTTGAACAGGAATGAATGCTCCTGTATTGATACCCACTAAAGTAACTTCATCGCCACCAACTGTTTCGATTTTAACATTGCCTGCTGTTCCTACATACAATAAACAACCGAAGTTTTTACCGGTTGCAGTTGAAACTGCAGGAATATCTGCAGTGTCACTTGGTGTTACCTGTGCTGCTCTATACGCTTGTAATTTTTGATACGCCATTTTTTTATTTATTTATTTTTTTATAAGGGTGAAGTCTATTCAACGTGTCTCGTCTTTCTTGACAACCACAAGGTTTGCCGGTAACCTTTTCGTATGCTTTAGCTACCTTGTCTGCGCCTATCATTTTAGCCGTCTTATAAATAGTATCTCCTAATCCCCTTGATCTCATTATTATTTACACTTACATAATTTATTTGGGCAATTGTCAACGCGAACAGTTAACTTTGCTAGTAATGCATTCCAACAACAAAGTGCCTTGCACCAAACGTTTTGAATCCATATTCCAAATTTAACTAATAATTTACCCATAATTATTTCTTTTTTCTAAGTTTTTTTAATGTCATAGCAAAATTATACGCCTTTGATCCTTTAGGGCATGATTTGCTTCCTAGTTTTTTACCTGAGCATTTACCTATTGTGCCTTTTTTCTTAGCTCTTGCAAATGCTTTTTGTATAAATCCGCCAGCCATTACTTCTTAATTAAAGAAGATATGTGTCCTTTTACGTTGTGAACATGAGCAGGGTGATCATGTCTGTAAGACATTCCTTTGTCTGCTCCGTATGCGTGTCCATACATTTTTTTAGACATCGCTTTGCTTTCGTCTCTTCTATCTTTCATAGATTGAGAATGTGCACCTTTGTGTCTTCCACCTATTGACTCGTCAAGTCTATCGTTGTAACCTTGTTTCATTTTTAAGATTTTAAAATTATTAATATCTTTACAAAGATAACAATTATTTTATGGATGATTTTTTGGAAACTTACGACATCGGAATGGATGTTGGTTATAGTTTGTTAATTGGCAAGCACTCTTTTGATGAGGTTGCTATTTTCCTAGATAATGTTATTTTGCCTTTCGATCCAACCGATGAGTACATTGATATTGATGATATAAATCACATGATAAATTATTTTGAGGAAAAGGAGGAGTTTGAAAAGTGCGCTGTATTAAAAAATTTTAAATCTACTATAAATCTTGACAACTATTAAATCAACAATCAGAAACAACTACGACAGAAAAGAACCTACTAATGATTATTTAAAATACTGGAGAGTAATTAGGTATTGGGTAAAAGCAAAATACGGACTGACTACTCCAGATCTTGAAATGTTATTGTTCTTATATAGCGAACAACTATTTAATAAAACAGACTTTAAGGAATACGAAGAGCTTATGTCTTGGGACGTGAATCGTTTTGATAGAATGCTGAGAGACGGATGGATTCATGTATGGAGAAAAAGAAAAGGCAATCAAGCTACCCTCTATGAACTTACCTATAAGACAAGACGAATTATAGATACTATTTATAAAAAGTTAAATGGAGAGGAGATTTCAGAAAGAAATCCTCTGTTCAACAAAAATGTATCTTACACCGACAAGGTATATCGTAATGCAATTAAAAAAATAAATGAATCTACAAAACAACTACAACATCACGCTCCTGAATAATCGTAAGCGGTTCGTCTTGTAGTAATATTTTATGTCCTGCAGCTTTATCATAGTATATCAGGTCATCTTCATTAATGACCTCTACATTGTTACCTACTTTTAATACTAATCCTTTTTTGTATCTATAGGTATCTACATCTTGTGAGGATAGTAATAACCCGGAATCTGTTTTATATTCCTCTACTATCTCTCTTACTACTATGTATTTATTTACTGGTTTCATGCATTCTTTCTTTGTTGTAAACTATATACCCATGTTTCTCCAACATCTCTATAGCTTTGTTAAGTTCGTTTTGTTTTCTTCGATATGACTCGAATATTTCGTTATATATTGGCATCTTGTTATTATTTATTATCGTATGTTCTCGCTAATGTTACTATTGCATTCGTACTTAATATCGTAGTTGCAACAGATACTGCATTAATGAGCGCATTCTTTGTTACTTTCAATGGGTCTATAATACCCATACTATATAAATCACCAAATTTTTGATTCTTTACATCATAACCATTTCTTGCATCTAAAATAAACTTGATGACATTATCTTCGTTTTCCCCAGCGTTTCTTAAGATTTGTTTACACGGAACCGAAAGAGCGTCTTTCAAAATCTTAACGCCTACTGATTCCTCTTTGCTTTCACCCTGAGTTGTTAATTCTTTGGATAATCTAAGTAGTGGCACTCCTGCTCCTGCTATTATCCCTTCTTCTAGTGCGGAACGCACCGCACATACCGCGTCATCAACGCGGTCAAATTTTTCTTTTTGCTCCACATCAGAGTTCCCTCCAACATAGATTACACCAATCCCGCCGCTTAGACTCGCTATACGTTGCAAGATAAAATCTTTTTCTGACTTTATTTTCGTATGCTTGTGTTGCTCCCATAACTCCTCAACTCTTTGAGGTATCTCCGCCACCTCATTGTTGTTTCTTATAATGATGGTATTGTCTCTACCTACTATCACTTTGGCAGCATGACCCAAGTCCTCCATACTAATCAACGACAAGTCATCTCCTGTTTTCTCGCTGAAGTATTTCGCACCGACCGCTAGCGCGATGTCGCTCATTAGTTCGTGTTGCTTGTAACCAAACTGTGGAGGCATTATGTTACAAATTTTCAAACCGTTACGAACGACATTTGCTGCTAGGGTATTGACGACATTGTTATGGCAATTTCCAACTATCAGAAGTTTGTCGCCGTTACTGATAATAGGTTTCAATATTTTCTCAATACTAAGTATGTTATTAATCTCTTGATCAACTACTAGTACCTTCACGTTCTCAAGCACACACTCGTCCTTCTTTTGATTGTTCACAAACAGGTTCGATGTATATCCCCTTTCAACGCGGATCCCCTTTGTCACCTCACTATACGTGTTATGACCTTGTGAGTTCTCAACCGTGACAAGTCCGTCATGACCTACTTTATTATAGGTATCGTATATTATTTTCCCAATCTCTTTGTCATTGTTTGATGAGATGGTTGCTACGTCAAGCAGTCTTTTCTTAGACAATTTCTTAGACTGTTTCTCTAGCCTTTTAATTACGTGTGAAGTGTGTTTGTTGATTTCACGTATGACAACCGTCGGATTTACCGACATATCTATGTATTTCTCACCCGCCTCAACTAATGCCTCAGTCAATACTATGGCGGTGGTTGTACCGTCCCCGGCAGAGGTTGCTGTACGATCCGCAGCTTCCTTCATCATCTTCACCGCAAGGTTCTCCACAGGATCCAACAAGTCAATGGATTTTGCAACCGTGACTCCGTCCTTAGTAACCGTGATTCCGTGCGTGTGTGTACGTGATTCTATTAATACTGTCTGACCTCTTGGGCCCAATGTAGACTTGACAGCTTTTGAAATTTTAGCGATTCCGCTAATTAGTTTGTTTCTACCCTCAGAGTCAAAATGTAACTCCCTCGGGGTGTATCCTTGTTCCATAACAATTTTATTTAATTTGATTTACACAAATATATGTATTTAGTTTTGAAATACAAAATGTCACAGTGTCAAGTTTGCCCCCCTATTCTTCTTTTTATTTTTTTTTACTACTACTATATATTTTTTTTTATTTCAAACTGAAGTTAAAGTTGACATTCCGACATTTTCTAAGATAAGTAATTGATAATCAAAGAGTTAAGCAATGTCAAGGTAAAAAAAAGTTGACACTAAGTCGACACAAACTTAAAAAGTCGACACAAAACAGTAGTAGTTACGCAAAAAATATACACGTGTTTTCTCAAAAAAAAAAGAGCAGCTACTTTTTTCACTACTCTTTTTCAAAACTCAACTAACTTGGGAAAGGTTTTTACATACCGAAATATCTTCGGCCTTCTTCACGCATTTTAGCTCTTTCGATGCCATCTGCGATCGTATCAATTTTATATTGTTTTTTCATTTGTTGTCTATATAGAGACGCTTGCTCTATTCCTGACATACCATCCGGTCTGTTATTTATTAACCTACCGTTCTTAATTGTTAATCCGTCCATAACGTATTTATTTATTGTAAAGATACAAAAAAATATTAGATATGTAGAGGCAATGGGTTATATATATATTACAACACACACACCTCATTTTTAAAGTCGTTTTTTTTTAGGCGTTTTGCTTTCTAAAAATTTTTTTTCTGTGGATTTTTTAGGTTTTTTCTAGGCGGTACGGGTTGCCTTGGTTGGTTTACCTTCCCCCCTAGGATTTCCCCTCGTTACGTTCTACGATTCCCCAAAGTTTACGACTTTGTACGCTCTCGGCCTTCCCTCGTGTTATACCCCCCACCAAAAAAGCAAACCTAAACAAAACAAGGGGTCAATATAAACTTTTTGTAATCTGTTAAATGCATTTTATTTGCATTTTATTTGCATACTAAATAAATATAACTTAGTTTTGTTGACGAACAATTAATTTTATTATTATGAAATACTTATTAAACAAACAAACAAGGCAAGAGTTTTTGTCTGACAATTGGAAACTAGAAACGCTCATTTTTCGTTGGGGTAAGTCGGGAATGCGACCCGTTAGGATTTACGACAAGCGAAACGATAAAACCCAATTCGGGGCGGGCGGTTACGGATACGACAAGCAAGGAACGGCGTTCGGTCGGTTAATTGCTCATTATTTTGGCAATGAATTGAAGCGTTTAGATTCATCTAAATTCTACGGCTTAAGACATTACAACAACAAAACGAATAAATCTCAAAGAAGAGCATCAAAACACACAAGCACCTCAATTGATGGGGCTTGCGGTTTTTCTTCAATGGAAAGAATTTTAAATAAAATCGGGTTCGGTTTAGAATTCATCACAGAAACTAAACACGAAATAATATATAAACTTAACGTAAAATAAAATGGGAAACACAAGAAACAAAAACAGAATAATAGTAAAACATTTACTAAACAAATATTTAGTTAAAGCGGGTTATATTTCAGAGGTTGCAATGTATGATTTTATATACTTTAAAATGAGTGAAGAAATCGCAAAATGCTTTATCGGTTTAGAGAACTTTAAAAATTTAAATCCTGATGCAAAAATTGAAGATATAGATATGTCAATTACTTACGCTCATGATATTGGCGGAATTGTGAGAGAGGAAGAATATTTTATTCCTCGCTCAAACGGATATTTGAAACATTATACGAACTAAAATAAAAATGATCATGAAAAATAAAACTTTACTTAACGGAATTATTAACGGCTTATTAATGGGTTTAGCCTCGCTGTTTGTGTGCGGTCTATTGCTAATAGTTAGCCACTTAATAAGGGTAATTTAAAAGATAAAATGGTTCTCGAGGGGGTTCGATTCCCCCTTTATCATCTAACAATTAAAATTAACATTATGGCACAATTAACCAAAATTATAACTCAATTGGAAAATTACATTGAAAAAATCAAAGATGAGATTTACGATAGAGAGGAACAAGCAGACAACCAAACCGATAAATGGCAGGGTTGGGAATATAGCGACAAAGGAAGTTGTTATATATCTAAAACTGAAGCCCTCGACGAATTGGTTGACCTTTTGTTTGAGGCACAATATAAAGCGGAACAAATTAAAAAAGGAGATTACTAACTATGAAAACTAAAACATTAGAGCGTTTAATATGTTGTGCCTTGTTGGGCGGATTCTGTTTCTTTTCCGGTGTGTTTTATACTTATTATAAAATAGATCAAAGGTTATGGAATGAGGAAATATTAAAAGCTAGGGACATTGAAACCAGATATATCAATTACCCTAAACAAAGAAATTATAAATCAGAAGACATTAAAAGAATTATATATGGGAACTAACATTAAAGAAATAAAAAACAACTATCAATATAAATATGCTTTTATTGATTTAAAAAAATCAGGTGAAATTTACGGATATATATATAATGTAAATGACAAACAATACTTTATTGATAGTAAGGAAACATATTTCAAATTAATAAACTCAATTTAAATTAATATTATGAAAAGATTTTTAGGAGTAGAACAAAAGAAAAAATATAGAACATTATTTGATGATTATTTATTTCTAGAGGGATATAAAATATTTCAAGGATTTGACCATTATAATAATAAATCACTTTATCAATTGCAAGGAATAAAGAATGATTATGTCGGATTGTGGCACGAAACAAAAGAAGAAGTCATGAAAGAATTTCATGATAATAATTTAAATAATTAATAACTATGAAAGTAAAAGAATTAATAAAGCAATTAAAACAATACAATAACAATGATATTGTATGTGTTGAAGTTTTTGATATGACAGCTTATGAGGATTTATACGAATTTTATATTGATTGTGTAGCAATAAACCAAACTCAAAACGAAATAAGATTATCAATAACTAAAAATTAAATAACTATGAAAGTAAAACATTATTTACCAAAACTAAAAGCAAATAGATATACTTATTACAATTTAGATAAAAAATCAATTCAAGAATTTAAAAAGCTTTATAACTATTTGAAAAAACATAAAGAAAAAGAAGCTTCTAATTATTTGGAATGGTCATGGAATGATGCAATAAAAGGCAGTGTCAATTATTGGCTAAATAATCAAACTGAAGTAGAATATATAAGAAAATATAAAGCTATGGAAGTAATAAGTCAAGCAATAAAATAAATAACTATGAAAGAAACACAATTAGTAGCAATGGGCGTTCATTATCATCAACAAAGAATTGATAAAGAAGACAATAACAATGGTTTGTTGTATGGAATATATTATTTTGATATTCCTGTTGAGGATTTAAACACCGACCATATGTTTGACCATGACATTATCCATGTTGAATGGTATAAAACAAAAGAAGAAAGAAATAATAAATTAAATAAATAACTATGAATTTATCAGTAGAAGAAATAAAAGAATACTACTTAAACAATGGAATGTTCATTTTTGATTTTCCAAATTGGGAAGATTGGGAAGATCAAGATTGGATTGAATATGCTGAAGAAAGTGAATTGGAAAGATAATAACCAATAAAAATAAAATTTATTAAAAAAAACTTGCAAACAAGTTACAAATACATTACATTTATAACTCAATTAAAAAAATAACTATGGGAAGATATTATTCAGGCGATATAAACGGAAAGTTTATGTTTGCTGTCCAGCCAAGTGATGCTGGAGAAAGATTTGGAGCCACTGAACAAGAATCTTATTTTATTGAATACTCTGTCAATAGAGAGCAGTATGATAAAATAGAAAAAGAATTAGAAAGTATATTAAAAACAGGCTCTGTTGATAAAGTAAATAAAATGTTTGATGATCATAATTCTTATAATCATGAGACCATGGAAGAATATAATGTATCAGACACAGACTTAAAACAATACGCTGATTATAGATTAGGGTTAAAGATGAAAGAATGGTTTGATAAGCATACCGACTTAGATACTCTTTATTACTCAGCAGAATTATAAAAGAATTATTGTGATTTTCATGATATGTTTAGTTTAATTGTTAGTTGATATTTCCCCCTCTTTTTCATAATAAATAGTTAATTTTCATCATAATTGTAGAGGGGGAGTATCTTAAAGCTAACGTAACACCAATAAAAAATGAAAGTAAAATTATTAACGTGCGAATTAAAAACACGAGAAGTAAATAACATCAGACAAAAAATAGAAGAATGTGCTGATGGAATTGTAGACTATATTTCTGAACAAGTAATGATGCAGAGAATATATGATGACTTTGGTCATGACCTACATATTGATCAAGCTGAAAAGTTAGCAAACATTGTTTACTCAAGATTAAAAGATAGATTATAAATAAAATTAGAAACCATGACAGGAACTGAAGACTTAATACAACAATACATGCAAATGATTAAAGCATTGCAAGAGGAAAACGAAAAACTATCTAGCGAATTAGATTGGTTCAGGACTTACGGACAATATGTAGCTCAAGTAAATAGAAATGTTGATGCAGAGGCATGCGGTTATGCTGACGGAGATGAGGAATATGAAGAAAACTTTGACAATGATGATGAGCTATGAAAAAAATAATCCAAACCCTTCAACAATCATTAGACTTAATTGATACAAGGGATAGAAAAAAGATGCAACAGATTATTCGTGATCTTAAAACTATACGAATCCGAACGGAAAGAAAGATAGAAAGAGGGAAAGATACGACAGGTTGTGCAATAAGTATTCTAGGCAGTATAAGTATTGTATTAATTTATTTTATATATCAACTATGGATTACGATAATTGGTTAGTCTGGCAAGAACATGACCACAGAGGTTGGAATGAGCCAGAACATACCTGTATGCATTGCGAAAAACCAATAGACCGCAAAGGTTATTGTTCTGATGCATGTTTTGAGGCAGATTTAATGTAATATAAATTTTGTCTTGTTGCAAAATAATTGTATTTTGCTTGAATTAAATTTAATTAAATGAAAAGAAAAATATTTGACAAGTACGTTGAAGTAGTGGAAGACGCACTTGAAATTTCTAAAGATGACATTTTCACTAAAACAAGAAAAAGAGAGAATGTTGAGGCAAGAGATTTATTATTTTACCTGTGTTCGCAAAGAAATATGCGAGGCAATTTCATCTTAGATAGATGTAGAGAATACGGACTAGACTTAGATGATAGCCAAATCACTAGAGGTAAAGCAAAAATGGAGGAGTTAATTAATTCGGATCCTGATTGGAAAGAATTAATAAATAATATTGCGAATGACTAGGAAAGAGGTTTGGGAACAGGCAAGTAAGCAACACGGCATTGCATCTGTAATGGATAGAGAATGCGACTCATATATATATAAAGGTATAAAGATTATGAAGTGTGATGGGTTGTACAGAATATTTAATACTAAGATGAAAGGAGATTTCTATCAGGAAATAACTGAAGATCAATATGAAATGTTTGAAGCCTACGGCTTTGAGTATGGAGTTTACAATGTCATGACCGACAACCTTCAAAATAGCTTACAAAGAATAACAAACAAAATTCAACTAGAAATTAACATAAGAAATAACGCAAGACATTTCAACGCATTAAAAGAAATGAGGAGTAAGGTGTTACAAAAATTTCTTCACGCAAAAAATCATAAAGAAAAATTAATTAATAATGGGAAAAATGAAATCAACGTTTAAAGAGCTTACGGCTATAAGTATAGACGATAAGTTAAAAAGCAAAGGGGGATTTAGTTATTTGTCTTGGGCATATGCTTGGGCAATAGTTAAAGATAAATATCCTGATAGCACAAGAAAGGTTTACGAAAGTGAACACACAGGTTTAAATTATTTTACTGACGGAAAAACAGCTTACGTTAAAGTAGGTGTTACGATCAATGACATAGAGCATATTGATTATCTTCCTGTCATGGATAATAGAAACAACTCACTTACAATTGATAGAGTTAGTTCGTTTCATGTCAATAAAACCATACAAAGAAGTACGGTAAAAGCAATTGCAATGCATGGATTAGGATTGTCATTGTGGGCGGGGGAAGATCTGGTTGATGTTAGCGATAAAGTAATTGCAGTAAAACCTGTCAAGGTTGAAAAGATTGGTGATGCATATATGTATGGCTCAGAAAAGTTTTCAAATACTTTAAAAGTATATAAGCAAAACATGGAGCATAGTATTGAATCAGTTATGGCACAGGTAAAGAAAAGACATAATCCTGATGTAGCTACATTAAAAAAATTAAAACAAGAACTCAACAAAATTAAAAATGAACAAGAAAAAGTTAAAGGAAATACAAAATCTGTTAAATAAAATAGAGCAAAAGACAGATTGGATAATGAAATCAAACATAAATCTAATATTAGAAAGTCATGACAGAAGAAGAAATTCTTAAAAGACTTGAGAATGATGAGGACTACTATGGTGAGTTCGGAAGTCAGTACCTATCTCAATCTAAAATAGGTACGATACTTAACGCTCCCTACGAATTTTATAAGAAAGTAGATCATGATCATTTGTCTATTGCTAATTTTGAGTTTGGAATTTATTTTCATGCGTTGATGCTAGAGCCATACAAAGCAAAGCTATACGATTTTATTGATGTGAAATCAAGACGGACTAAAAAATTTGAAGAGGCATGGAAATCTAATAAAAAGATTTTAACTATCGAAGAAAGTGAGTTGGCAATGGAGTTGGCAAACATAATGCAAAGCAATGATGAGTTTGCACCATATATATATGACGATCAAAATGAGTATGAAAAGCCAGGGCTGATTAAAATTCAGAATACAATTTGGAAAGGAAAAGCCGATGTAATTTCTCCTCATCATATCATAGATTTAAAGACAACCAGTAACATACATAGGTTTAAGTATAGTTTTACAGACTACTATTACTCATGTCAGGCGTGGTTGTATGAAAAAATGTTTGGCAAACCAATGTTATTCTTTGTTGTGTGTAAAAAAAATAAAATACTTGGCAAGTTTCAGGTTTCATCTGACTGGGCAAGACAGCATGGAGAAGACAAAGTATTACAGGCAATAGATTATTATAATAAATATGTAATCGGAAACGAAACATTCTATGTGGAACAAGATTTATAATTGGTTCTACCAGAAAAATAAATTTGAATTGTGGGTTAAAGTTCCAATGACCTGCAAATCAAAAGAGGATAAGACAGATATTATCTTAACCTTAATGGATGTATTGGAACGTAACATAAAAATAAAACCATGAGTGAATACGTACACAAAGAAGGTAAAGGTAGTTTGATAGTAAATTCATACAGAACTGATGAAAACAATCAACCGCATTATACTGGGTCATGCAAAGATCCCAATGGTGTAGATTGGAGAATTTCTGCCTGGGTTAATAAATCGAAAGATGGGAAAAAAAGTTATTTAAGTATGAACTTTGAAAAGCCAAAACCAAAAGAAGAACAAACGGTACCGAGTGTGGGCACACCAGAAGATGATTTATCAATCGACTTCTAAATTTAGTTAATCATTAGGGATGTAAGAAATAGGAAACTGTGATGCATCACAATTAAGTTACACTAACTTGCATCCCTTTTATTAAATCATAACAATTGAATCAAATAGAAATAACAATATTTAAAAACATAAAGGATACTTCTACTCCTTTTTACCGACCACTCTCTTTCATTCTTCAAAGGATTGAGTTAGGTAAGTCAAAAGATTTGATTCAAAGAATTCGTAAAGAAAAAGATAAAACAAAAAGAAATTTATTAAAGCAAGAACTACCAGCAATATGTTTTTCTGGTAAGTTTCAAAAAAGAAATGACGATTCATTGGTTGAGTATAGCGGTATAATATGCTTAGACTTTGATGGATTTAAAACAAAAAAAGATTTAGAAGATTATAAAATATCTTTAATGGACAATGAATTTGTGCACAGTGCATTTCATTCTCCTAGTGGTTACGGATTAAAAGTTTTAATTAAAGTTCCAATAGACCCTGACAATCACACAAATTATTTCAAAGCATTATCGAAACAATTTAATAATGAATATTTTGATTCAACTAGTAAAAATATAAGTAGAGTATGTTACGAATCATATGACCCTTTTATATATATAAATGAAGATAGCAAAGTATTTGATGAGATAATAGAGGAAGACTTTGAAGAAAAAAATACCTATACAAGTGTTCCGGTGTTTCCAATTAAGAATGAAAATAAAATTGTGGAAATACTAATGAAGTGGTGGGTAAAAAAGTATGGATTGATTGAAGGTGAAAGAAATAATAATGTATATATACTGGCCGCCGCCTTTAATGACTTTGGAGTTAATAAAAATTTAGCAGAATATATTATGAAAGATTTTGAAAGCTCTTCATTTTCTGCTGTTGAAATACAAACCACCATTGACTCGGCTTATCGAAACGTATCAAACTTTGGAACTAAGTTTTACGAAGATGAATCAAAAATAAATAACGTAAAAAAAAAATTAAAAAGCGGAGAGTCTAAGCAACAAGTAAGACAATTCTTAAAATCACAGAACGTAAGCACTGAAGCTATTGATCAAATCATATATGATTTTGATACTAAAAGTTCTAATAAAATTTTTTGGCACAAAAGTGAAAAAGGTAAGATAACTATCATACATAATTTATTTAGAGACTTTCTACACCTTAACGGTTTTTATAAATATACGCCTGAAGGTAGCAAGAGCTCTATATTTGTAAGAGTTGAAAACAATTTGATTGACCATACAAGTGAGGATGAGATTAAAGATTTTGTTTTACAATACTTAGATTCATTAGAAGATAAATCAGTGTATAATTTTTTTGCTGACAAGACCAGGTATTTCAAAGACGACTTCTTGTCAATGTTAAAATCAGTTGATGTCTACTTTATAGCAGACACCAAGGATACAGCATATTTATATTTTCAAAATTGTGCAGTTAAAATTGATAAAGAAACAACAACTATAATTGATTACTTAGATCTTGAAGGATTTGTTTGGAAGGATCATGTCATACACAGGACTTATAAGGAGTGTGAGGATACGCATTGCGATTTTAAAACTTTTATTTCTAATGTATGTAGTACAGATGCAGTGAGAATAAAATCTATGGAAAGTACCCTGGGCTATTTACTACATGGTCATAAAAACCTATCGTATTCACCAGCTGTCATTCTAAATGATGAGGTGATTTCAGATCAACCCAATGGCGGTACGGGTAAGTCGTTGTTAGTCAACGCTTTAGGTCAAATGAAAAAATTAGTTATAATAGATGGTAAGGCTTTTGCCTTTGAAAGATCCTTTGCATATCAGTTAGTCTCTGCTGACACTCAGCTTTTATGCTTTGATGATATAAAAAAACATTTTGAATTTGAAAGATTGTTTAGTGTTGTTACAGAAGGTATTACATTAGAAAAGAAAAACAAAGACGCTATTAAAATACCATTTGAAAAATCTCCAAAACTTATTCTTACAACTAACTATGCTGTGAAAGGAGCTGGTCAAAGTTTTGAAAGGAGAAAGTGGGAGTTGGAATTTAAACAACATTACACAACCACCAATACTCCTTACATGGAGTTTGGAAAATTATTTTTTGGTGATTGGAATGAGAATGAATGGTGTGCATTTGACAACTACATGATTGAATCCTTACAACTATATTTAAAAAACGGGTTGATTAAAAGTGAATTTGTAAACCTTAAGATTAGAAAGTTATCTGCGGAAACCTGTCATGAGTTTATTGAGTGGTGTGGTTTGCTAACAGGCACACCAGGTTCTGACAAATTAAGGTTTAATGAAAAGCTTTACAAGCATGAGTTATATATAGATTTCATACAAGACAATCCTGACTTTGCCCCCAAGGCAAAGATGACTGTATCACGAGTAAAGTTTTATCAATGGTTGGTTTCGTATGGTATGTATGCCACAGGCGTTAACCCAGAGGAAGGTAGAGATAGTAAAAGTAGATGGATATTATTTAATGACGAAACAAAACAAATTACTGATGAGGCAAGATCCCAGTTGGATTTCTGATTTTAATTGGTGTGTGGATAATGATTGGCAGGTATACATAATACCTGGGACATATAAAGATCACAGGATTGCCATACGTAAGGGCGGTATTACAGCTCATGGTAAGGATTTTAGAAGAGATGTTTATGGTACAGAATATTATAGTAGCGAGATTGTTGGATCAAAATTATATAAGACTCAGAAAGAAGCAATGCTCAATTTAAAAAATGTATATAAGCAATTAAGAACTAAATATGGCGATAAAATTTAGAACATATCAAGCAGAAATTATAGCTAAAGCTACTGATATATTGTATAAAAATAAATTATTATACTTAGCCATGGAGGTGAGAACAGGTAAAACCCTTACGTCTTTAGGTATATGTGACAATCTGCCTGTAAATAACGTTTTGTTTATTACTAAAAAGAAAGCCATATCTTCTATTGAAAATGATTACGATTTATTATCACCTGATTTTTACTTACAGGTTATTAATTACGAGAGTTTACATAAAATTAAAAAAAGAGGTTGGGATGTTATTATATCTGATGAAGCTCACAGCATGGGAGCATTTCCTAAACCCAGCAAAAGAGCAAAGCAAGTAAAGGAATTATTACAAATTAATTCACCCTATTACATTTTATTATCTGGCACACCAACACCTGAATCCTATTCTCAAATGTACCATCAGGTATACGGACATCCAAGTAATCCTTTCTGTAACTTTACTAACTTTTATAAGTTTGCCAAAATTTATGTAAACTTAAGAGTTAAGTATCTACACGGCTACACAACTAACGATTATTCATTTGGTAAAACATCTATATTAGATGCTATGAAACCATACACTATATCATATACGCAAAAGCAAGCCGGTTACAAAGTACAAACCAAGGAGAATGTTTTAACCGTACCACTTCTTAAATCAACCTACAAGTTATGTAAAAGATTGAAAAAAGATTTAGTTATACAAGGAAAGGATGAAGTTATTTTAGCTGACACTGGTGTAAAGCTAATGAGCAAGTTGCATCAAATGTATTCAGGTACAGTAAAATTTGAAAGCGGTAAGTCTATGGTAATTGATTCAAGTAAAGCTAAGTTTATCAAGAAAAGATTTAAGGATAAAAAGATTGGAATCTTCTATAAATTTACTGCAGAATTAAAAGCATTAAAGGAAGAATTTGGCGATAGTCTGTGCACAGAACTCAAAGATTTTGAAAATACAAATAAAAATATTGCTCTACAAATTGTGAGTGGAAGAGAAGGTATTAGTTTGAAGCAAGCTGATTGCTTAGTGTATTATAATATTGACTTCAGCGCCACATCTTATTGGCAGTCAAGAGATAGGATGACAACCAAGGATAGATTAAAAAACGACATCTACTGGGTTTTTAGTGAGGGTGGTATTGAGGATCAGATTTACAAAGCTGTATCCAAAAAGAAAGACTATACACTTCAACATTTCAAAAGAGATTTATTATCTTTATAATATGACTGAACAGCAAATTCAAGCCAAGAGAATTAAGCAGTTAGAGTCAGCTGGTTACTACGTAATTAAATTAATTAAAACAAATAAGAATGGTATTCCCGATGTGATAGCTATACCACATGGTGCGGATGTTATTTTTTCTGAAATAAAAAAACCCAATGGCAAAATATCAAAGCTACAAGAATATAGACTAAAAGAATTAGAGGATTATGGGTTTACAGTCGAGGTATATAGAGGAGAAAAACGTTGAGGTAGAAGATTTATTTATTGAAAACATAAGAAATTTTGGAATCAAAAGAGCCATCCCTATTTCCAGATACCTAGAAGACATGATCAATCAAGTTGAGGTGGATGATCAAGAACAAATTATTGCAGGCGCTTTAAAAATTAAATCAGAAATATTATATTTTGAGATAGAATTTTTGAAATATCTACCAAATTCACTAATTTTAATAAACATCCGTGAGATAGACGTAAATGATTACTTAGACTATATAAACGCCGGATACTATTTACATTATGAGAAAAGCAACCAAACGTTTTAAGATATTAGATTTATATAAAGAGGATCCTAAAATGCCTATACAAAATATATGCGCCTTAACAAATAGCTCTGAGTATTATGTTAAAGGAGTCATAGGTGACTATCACACACAAAACGTAGCTTATTATGATATATGTATGTCTTCAAGTCTTAGTGATGATAATACCTTTTATCTTTTTTCAGACAATGGTTCGGAAAAAACAATTAAAATAAAACAAAAAACAGTTTTTACTGACGATGATTTAACACAATTAGAGAAGTTTTACATTACAACCAACCTCGGCATCAAAGAATTTGCAAAATATTCTTCTATTTTTTGTGTTTTAATCACATTATTTTATTAACTTACATATCTAACACTTAGCAAAACACATATTAAATCGGGAAATTACTATTGTTTCATTATGGACGTAGATTAAATGACCTTTAATAATCCTTCAAAAGTTAACTTTACTTACATCAATAAGTTGATGGAGGAAATTCACGACCACTCTGACGAAATTTACGAATCACTTGCTGATCAAGATTATATAACCTTGGATCACAACATTACCTCCTTGATTCAACTACTCAAACAAACCCAATTAAACTACCAGGATGAAATCTAAATCTGATAAAAAAACCTATGGTAGAAGGCTACGTCTTTCACCACAAGAAGAAGAACTGATACTTGAATATCGATCAAACGCATTTATAAATGTAAATGAAAACGAAAACTCTGAGTTATCTAAACATCTTCATGAAAGGGGTATAGATCCAGAGTCAGTAGTAAGCGTAAAACACTGGCAGAGCGCATCAGGTGAGTATAGATTTTCTATAGTTACAAAGGATGACTATGGTTTAGATGAGGGTCAGATGATGAAGAATGTAAATAAATTTATTCATGATCATGCGCCTACATATAAAAGTATTAGAAGATCTAAAAGCAAGGATCCTCATTTATTAGTTATAAATCCAGCTGATATACACATTGGTAAGTATGCACAAGAAGTTGAGACTGGTGAAGAATATAATACTGATGTTGCGTGTGAAAGAGTTATTGATGGTATAAAAGGATTGCTTGCTAAATCAATTGGATTTGACATAGATAAAATATTATTCTGTATTGGTAATGACGTGCTTCATGTAGATAATGTATATAACACCACAACCAAAGGTACAAGGCAAGACACGGATGGCAAGTGGTGGGAGCATTATGAAATAGCTTTGAAGTTATATGTGAAGTGTATTGAAATGCTTAGAGCTATTGCGCCTGTCGACGTGGTGCATAGTATGAGTAATCATGATTATCAATCCGGTTTTCATTTAGCTCATACATTACAAGCATGGTTTAGAAAGGCTAAGGATATTAAGTTTGATATAACAGTAAACCACAGAAAATATTATCAGTATGGTAATTCTTTGATTGGATTAGAGCATGGGGATGGCGCTAAACTTTCTGATCTACCTTTATTAATGGCTCAAGAAAAACCTATGATGTGGGCACAAGCTAAAAGAAGATACTGGTATTTACATCATTTGCACCACAAAGTAAAACACAAATGGTTAGACGGAAAAGATTTTGTAGGTGTAACTGTAGAGTATTTAAGAAGTCCTTCGTCTGCAGATAGCTGGCATAGTAGAAAAGGATATACTGGATCTCCCAAGGCTGTTGAAGGATTCGTTCACCACCTAGAGCACGGACAAGTAGCTAGACTTACTCATTATTTTCACTAACCTCAACCGGATTATTTTTTGTAGAATATCTTTTAAATAGTTTTAAGAAGGCTTCATTAAAGCTATCCACTATTTTATCCTCTGCTGCTTCAATTCTTTTAATAGTTTCAAACTGTTCTGGAGTTCCTCCCTCTTTATCTATTTTTTCTCTAAGTATTTTTTTTAAGTTTCTGAAATTTTTTAATTCTTTATCATTGTCTCTTACAATATTTAGTAAAGTTTCAGCTTTCCCGTATACTCTTGCAGGAAAATGAAAATCGCCCTCACCCTTTTGTATATCTTTATATTCTTCATTAAGGGCTGTTAGGTATTCTTTCCTTTCATAGTAAGTAGATATGTCTGCGTACCTAGAATTTTCACCAACAAATCTTTTACCCAATTGACCAGCGATTGGAATGTCTTTCCAATCAAATTCTTTTTTAGGTTTCTTTTCAATAAAGGTTTCATAAGCTTGCGCCCCACTATCTAATGTAGAAGTGGTCATGTCATATATAACTCCAAGGTATTGTTTCATCAAATAATCAACAGCATCAGGATTTAAATCAATTTTCCCTGACCTTCTTTTGCTTCCACCTGTTGCTTCGTTTGCTGCTTGAGCTAAAAATTTGGTAATTTCGTTAACCATCCCAGGTTTGTATTTACCTAAATACGCGTTAGATATTTGCTGTCCTGGATAAGCTTCATTATATATTTTACCGCCAAAAAAGTTTTGATTTATACTTAATTCATATAAAGGGCGTACAGAAGATGGTGCTAAATTGGCAATCACACCTTTCAAATCTGACATTTTATTAAAACTAATAGGCGAGAAAGCTTCTAGCATTCCCACTCCCACATTGCTAGCGCCTTCACCCACTGTTCTTTTGCCGGTTACTCCATCTCCAATCGCAGTTCCTATATTATGAAACACATTATATCCGTAAGGTAAAGGTATTTTTACATACTTACCTTTTTGATTTGGCAGCATAATAATCATGTTTCGGGTTTTTACGTAGTCTGGTATTTTTTCATAATAGCTAACACCATCTTCATCTTCTTCGTCGTTATATCCATTTAGCATTGCTACCATCATAGAAAAATTTGTTAGCATAAATGCTAGTTTTTGAGCGGGATTGAAATCTCTATCTTTCTGACCAGCCCATTCTAATACCTTACTGCCCTTACCTGGTTGGGTTTTTGTAAGTTTTGTTACTGCCTGTGCAAACCTAACTGTACCGCCCACACTGGCATTAAAAAATAAATACAAAGCTCTTGGTAATTCTTTGCTACCGCTTTTGTTGAAGTTTACTGTTAAGTTTTTTGCAAGTTGAGCAGCTTCAGCGCTACTCATCCCTCTCTGCCTTGCTTCTATAAACGCTGCCATTCTTGTAGAATTCTCTGCAGCTATATTTGCTGCATTAATAATTGAAGATAAGCCTCTTGAAAATCTTTTGAAAGTAGTTGGCTTAGAAACCGCATCAATATCTGCTTTTAATTGGTCTATACTTTTAGAATAACCATACCCTGTCTGGCCCCCATTATCTAAAAATTCTCTGTAATATCTCGCATACTCTGGATTATATCCCTTGTTTTTTAGTTCTTGATCGGAAAGTAAATTTCCTTTTTCGTCAGTCATCTTGCCTTGATTGTATGCGTAGATAGTTTTAGGCATTTGTAATGATACTTTAGCTATTTTACCTACTGCCCTACCCATATCCTTACTAAACAAAGGAGCGTCTAATTCAGCCATAGCGTTAAGTAGTCCGGTTTGAAAATCCCTCATGTAATTTACAGCAATAAACGCAGGAGACAGCGTTGTATATACTTTTCTCATAGTGTTCAGTATCCCCCTATTAATTGCTGCAAAAGTAGATATTTGCTGTATATTGTTTGGCATCCCTACATTTATAGCTTGCTGCATTGCATCATGAGTAAATTTTATAAAATAATCCTTACCACCTTTAACAACTCTTATATAATTTAAATTTTCTTTCATGTCTTTTTCTGACACAGCCCTGTCTACCACCTTTCCATCTTTATTTATAGATTTATAGGTATCAGGTTTGTCCTCGGTGTATACATTATATAAATCATTATCTGGATTTTCAATCAACATATCTAGCAGGTTAACCAGTACATTATTTTTGCCACCCCTTATAATAGCTCGCTCTCTTGCTTTCATTATATTCGCAAGAGGACTAGCGGCTTTTGTTTTTCTACCTGTAGCTGTTTTTACTTCCTTCCCTCTAACTGGGAGCGTTCTTCCACCCTCACCCATGTTGGTTTGTTTTGATCTATCTACGTCTAGCTGATCAAAGCCTGTTAATGGTACGTAGTTTTGATACTCATTATTTAATAAATTATCATATTCGGTTTGAGATAATAAATCTTCGTTCTTTAATATATCCAATGTCTCCCTAGTTTTTACATATATAAAGTCGGCAGCTTGCTCCAGGTCTTGTGTCAACCCTTCGCTTTCAAACTTGTCTAAAATTTGTTGAGCCTCAGCATCGGTCATACCAGAGCCCGCATCATTTTCTCCGTCAGTTGCTTTACGAATATGCTCATTTCTTTCTACTGCATGTTTTGCATATAAATATTCATCAAGTGTTTCTCTGTCTATATTTTTTTTACTAATCTTATCAAAGAAATTAAACATCTCTGTATTAAAGTTGTCAATCTTATTTCTTATTTTACCATAGACTAAATCTTCTGCTACATCAAAGTTTTTATCAACCGGCATTTTTCTACCCAGTTTTTTCTCAATAGCTTTCTGTAAGTTTCTTATTGGTCTATACTTATCATAAAGTTTAGTTAGAAGTTTGTCTTTAGACACGCCAATTTTATCAAAGAAATCTAAAAGAGCCTGACCTTTATTTGTTATATAATTTGTAATAGTTTGACTTGAACTTGGAGCCATGCTTGATTCTGAATCTGATTGGGCTTCGGGATCTAAATCTTCTTCAAGCTGCTGTTCTGCTTGAACTTCTTGTTCTGTATCCACCTCACCTCTTTCTACAGCTTCCATTTCTTCTATTTCTCTTGCTTGTCTTTCAGTTTCTGACTTGGGTTGAGTAATCATATCTTTACCTGCAACCCCTTTAATGTTTCTGGCTGTAGGTTTTAATCCGGTAAGCTCTTGAAACTTTTGTTCTAACGCAACTCTCTGCTCATTTGTTTGTGTTCTAGTTCTTGCTGGTGCTTTTCTACTAGGATTACTTTTAATAAATTCAATCAGCATATCTTCTGTGATTTCCTGATTATAATCTTGACTAAGCTCTTGAGCTATTACATCAAGCCCGGCAGCGTCTGCTTTAAACCACCTACGTTTTATTACAGGTGTCTTAAAGTTTGGATCTCCAAATCTATCAAAATCAGTTTCTTTTATTGATCTTGATCTAAAATCAGCTTCCCATGGAGCTTCAAGTTCTGTATCTCCTTTTATTGTTTTATCTGTTTGTTGAAGTTGATTGGCTATTTCAACAGGGTTCTGGCTATTTTCTATAATAAAATCAACAGCTTGATCTCCTTCTATTTCTCCTTCATTAACCATAGTCTCCACATTAGAATCTACTCCTGTGAATTGCATAGCATCCATGTATTCATTGAAAAATTTTGGCGTTGCTGTTTTTTTATTACCTGTTTTTTTATTGGTTGCAATAACTTCACCTTCTACCAACTCTAATTCTACATTAGGATTAGATGATTGAAGCACTCCGGTAAACCCTTGGTCTTCAAACTTTAATTGATTGATTCGTTTTCTTGCAGCCTTCTTATCTGCAACCTCTTCATTTACAACTCTTCCTCCTTGGTTGTAAGATATAGAAGTTGGCCTCCCAGCTACATCATTAATTCTAAAATCTGTTCTTACTTCCTCCTGCGTCGTCGTGTCGAGGTCACTGTCAGCTTCGGTTTCACTCTCTCCGGTAGGTTGCTGAACCTCACTGGATACTCCTTCAACCACTTCCTCAGTAGTTGTGGATTGGTCTGGGCTAGTTTGCGCCACTGCGCTCGGCTTCGTACTGGCATTTTCTTGGTTTTTATATTGTTGTTCTACTTCTTCTTTATCTTTTGTAGCTAATAATTCTATCTGACTATCAACCGCGTTAATCTTTTTATCTATATCTTCTTTTAATGGGCCTTCTAGTCCTTTTCTTTGCTCCATTAATTTTCTTCTTCTGTTTAATAAATCAGCCATTGGCTCTTTATTTTCAGCCATTTGAACAGTGCCTTGTGTTTGATTGTTGGCAGCATTCATATTATAAATTTCATTAAAAACATTTTCTGCTTGACTCTCTTCAAGCAATCCTTCTTTTCTCAAAGATTCTAAACGCTTCTTTATATCTTCCTGTGTAAAGTTTTGTGATATGTAATCTATAGTTTGAGCTCGGTCTTTACTGCTAATTAATTGTTTACCACCTAAACCTGTGGTGGCACCTACAGTTAACAACATAACCTCTTCTATCTCTCCACGTTTAACTTTAGCGTCTCTTACCTCAGAACCTACGTACTCATTCATTAAATAATTAACTCCTTTTTCAGAAAGATATACAGGAATTTCCTCGATAAAAACTTCTTTTAAATTTTCTTTAAGCAGGTCGTTTGCCTTTCTTTTTAATTCCGCGCTGTTGAATTTTTTAGGATCTTTTATAACGAGGTTGTATAATTGTTTTCTTACCCCACCTAAACCTGTTAATAGTTTTTGGTTGCTACCTGCTAGCCCTGCAAATAATCCATCGAATGTAGATATAGTATGACCAAACACCATAGCTCTTTCTAAAGCGTCTTCTTCAGTAAAACCTTTTTTCATCAAATCATCTTTGATGCTTTGTACATTGTTAGTCATAGAGGCAGTGTATGAGGCTAGTCCCATGCCAGCATATCCAGCTTTCTTTCCTTTCATGCCTAAGTTCATTAGCTTGTTGCTAAATATTCGCCCGCTTCTAATTAATCCATACATATAAGCAACAGTTCCAGCTACTTTTGGCAATGCAGCTCTCCCTACTGTTTCAGTTTCAATATCTGACTCCGGAATATTTGAAGCATATTTTCGTATATTATTCATGTCGTCAGGAGAAATAATACCCGTCATCTCTACCCCGGTTTTTTGATCATACACTACGCTGTTTTCATCTACAAAATATAATTCCCCTTTATATTCAACAGGTTTTCCTTGGAGAACCAACTTTCTTTCTACTTGGCCTTGTTCCCCTCTTTTGTAGTCCTCCATATTATCTCTAATATTTTGACTTAGTCCTGCCCAAATACCTTTATTATCTCCCCCTAATACTGAAAAAAATTCATCAGCTAATTCAGGTATGTAGTTTATAATCCCATTGCCTAAGTTTCCTATCCCATATATACTTTCTTTTAACACTTCACTAATCTGTGATCCGGCCTCATCAACTAAATTTCCTCTAGCAGCATCGTAAACTTTTTTCTTTTTTAAAATTTGTGCTGTACCCTCAGCTGAAAGATGTTCTTTGTAGTTAGGAAAGTATTCATCTAAATTCATCATTTGACCAAGGTTGGTGTTAATGATTGAATCATATTTATCTATTTCAGCTTGAAGTGTTTTGTATTCTGCAGGATCCTCTGTTCTTTTTAATTGTGCTTCTAAATAAGATTTATCTTTAAGAAGCGATTCAAGTTTGTTTTTTTTAAACATCATTGCTCTTTGATACTGCTCCTCTTCTCTTTTCGCTTTTCTTTGAACCTCATTGGCTTTAATTTGATTTTCCTCACCAAAAAATCTACCAAGACCAAAGTTATCTATCGCTCTTAAAAATCTATATCCACCTGTTTCTTTTCTATAATTCTTTCTTACAAAGTCAATGTATTCTTTTTTATCTACACCCATTCTTTTTAGGGTGCTGTCATCTATATCTGCACCATACTGAGTTATTAATTCATTAATACTTTCTTCAGAAGCATCTAAGTTTGGTGCGGTTACATAATTTAATGTAGCTGAATTTATATCTATTTGCTTACCTATAGATATATCTTTGTCTTCTATTAAGCTTTCTGCTAGTTGATATGTTTTTGTGCCGGGAGCATGAAACACTCCGTTTAAAGTTACACCATCTTCTGTAAAATTTTCTTCAATAAGTTCTACAGCGGTTTTGCCTACAGCTATGTTTGAAACGTCCAAGCCCTGAAACTGAGGATCAGTCATATCGTTTAATGGATTTGTACTTCCATTTAAAACTGCCGTGGCAAAACTATTTTTTTGATTATCACTTAAATTGTAGTAGCCTTGCTGATATAATGGGTTGGTTTGATTAGAGGATTGATTGGAAAGCACACCTTTAGATGCTTCATCATCTGAAAGCGGAACAATATTTTCAGTTACATTGAGAGCTGTAATTTGTTCAACCTCTGGTGTGGGTAGAACTGAAGATGCCGATTGCCCAGCGGCGATTCGATCTTCCTGTGTAGATGACTCCGTAACTTCCTCTTCTGAAATAAAATCGGATTCGTCTTTTTTTTTTAAACCTAAGTTATTTGACCAAGTAGAAAAATCACTAGTTGTTAAATCTTGATTTACTAAATATTCGTGAATATTTGATTGCACGTTTTCATCGGATTGAAAATTAGTGTTCCAAGTTTCAAAATCATTTGTAGTTAACCCAGCTTGAGTTAAGTTATTCCATATATTTTTTAATCTTTCTTCGTTCATTATCCGAATGGGTTGTCGCCACCACCTGCGCCACTTGCCACTGGCTTAGCAGTTTTTGACCTTTTAATTTCATCTTGAATTGCTTTTAGAAGTCCTGCGCCACCCGCCTGCACTGGATCACCTAAATCTACAGTTGTGTTATTAGGTAATTTTAATATTAAATTTTCACCTGAAACCTCTACACTAAATCCACCCTCTCTAATAAGAGCGTCATTTATCGATCTCGCTACCGCATTCTGTACACTTCCTTCTCTAGCACCTGGCTCTATCTTACCTAACTTAGTTAAGCTTTCGCTAACAGTAGTTAGCACTTCATCGGAAAATGCAAAATCATCTGAAGTTCTTTGCTCGTTAATATCATAATCATCACTTCTTCCAAGTTGTCTTTTGAAGTTGGCTCTTGCGGTTTCATCAAGTGTGTTTGTGTATTTTGATTTTACCTTAGCTAATTCATCTGCGTCTAATTGACCTGTGATAATAGGAAGTAATCTATCTATAATTTGTTCAGGAGATTTGATTGAATCTTCATCTTGCCAAGTTATCTTTTGAGTTGGGCTTCCTGCTAATTTAATTCTAATTCCGTCAGCATCCGATTCGAATGCAGTTATTTCAGGATAGTTTTGAAATAAAAATTGTTTTGCTCTATTTCGTTTTACTTTATCATTAGATAATACATCTCCTAAATAACCATATACATTTCCTATTTTATCTATTTTTGATTTACTTGCTTTATCGGCAGATGTTTCAGTACCACCTGGAGTTTCTTTATAGTCCAGTTGCACATTAATAGCTTTTTCTAATATACCCTTAGCAGTATCTCGGTGTTTGTTTAAAGAATCTTTATCAGGCTGAAGCATCCCATTAGAATCTGCTTTTACTAATATTGTATTCTCGTTTGCTTCATCAGGATTTTCTGTTAATTCGTATCCGTTCTGAGTAAGTATACTTAAAAAATCTCTACCTGTTCCTTGATTAAGAACACCTTCTATAAATGTATCTCTGGCTTTTGAAAATTCTGGCTGCCTAGCTATATCTTCTATCGTCATATTCGGATAAGCTTTTTTATATGTTCCTAATGTAGATGAAAAACTTTTAGCGCCTTCTATTATATTATAGTTTTTAGGAATATCTTTTTGCCTAGCATTCATATTGGTAAAGCCAATCAATTGACCCTCACCAGTTTGTGAATATAATCTACCATCTGTGTTGATTACTAATCTACTTTTCTGAATATCTGTAGCGCTTTGTAGTTTATCAAAACTAAGCATGCCTAGCTTTGAAGTATCACCTGCATTCGCTGCTTTCATAGCCTCTGCATAATCTGTATTGAAAGTTTCAGCCGCAGCTTGAAAAGAATTCCAGTCATCTTGAAGTAATTGCTGGCTTCTTGTATAAGAGTTTGGATCTAACTTACCTTGCTTTAACAGTTTGTTTTGCATCAGCATGTAATCTTTAACCTGCTTTGATCCATCTAATACATATCCGTTAAACGTATTGTTTCCTCCTGCTTGGTAATCTCTAAGATCTGTAAGTAGCTCATCCGTTTTTGTTTGGATGTCGTCTCGTTTTTTTTGTTTCTCAGACTGAATAGTTTGTAGTTCATCTACAATATCACCTGTAATCTGCGCCCAGTCTACTGGAACAAATTGCTCACCGGAATCAAACATACCGGTAAATCTATTGCCACCTCGGTTGTAATAAGTTTTATTGCTTGCCATATTAACTTGGTTGTCCTGTTGTTACACCCGTATCTATATCTGTACCCTTACCTTGCAATGCTATAAAATCCTCAAGCAATGTGTTATTAGGATCATTTATGGTATTCGTTAAAGCTTCTTGAGACAAAGTTACCCCTTCTGAATCAGTTAGGTTAGTTACATAATCTCTAAATTCATCTAAGTTTACATCAGTGTCTGCGTCTGCAATTATACCTTTAAGGGCGTTATCTTGCCTTCTATTTTCTCCACCAAATAATTCTGAACCTTCCATTATAGATCCAGCTAATGAACCTGCTGAAGAAATAGCAGAACCAACTGCCGCTGCTTTTTGATTTGCTGCGGCCGCCGCTCTTTGTTGAGCCGCTGTGCCTGCTGCAGTTAACATCTCAAGCTCTGTATCTTGTTGAGTTTGCTTAGCTTTAACTATTTCATCTTCACGAGCCTGTAATTGTTTTTCAATAGCCCCTCTTTGCGTTTCTTTTTCTTTTAATATTTGCTCTCCGATTGTTGGAGCTGCCCCTAGCACACTTCTTTGACCTGAACCTCTAACTGCATCAAGCAATTGTTTTCTTTGTCTTAACGCATCTTTTTGTATTTGTTCTGTGGCTATTGCAGGTATACCCTTTTCTAGCATAGGGATTTTACTAATCTTATCTCTAGCTTGAGCAACAGCTAAAGCCGCTTCTTTATTTGCTCTTTCTAAAGCCCTGTTAGCTGTAGTAAATTGAGAAATACTACCTGCCAATCCAAATGCAGCGCCTATAACGCCTAAAGCTGATGAGGCACCTGCTAATCCTGCTGCTAATCCTGCCATATTGGTAAATTTAAAATATTAACAACAAAGATACAAATTTTAAGGGTAACTTTTAAACATGCTGCTTTTGACAGCAAATAGTTCTCTTGCAGCTGTATCTGTATTTGTAAGAGTAAACTCTAAGTAATGACCTCGTACCCCATGTGATTCCGCTACACTATCTTTTATGTAGCAAATAAATGCTCCACCTGGAGGAACCGATCCACCTATTGTGGTATCAATTGTTATCGTGTTAGTTGTTGTTGCAACTACTTTTCCTGCAAACGTAGGTGTGTTTCCGTGATATGCTTTGTCTCCGATAGAAATAATAGACCCTATGTTAAATGTAAATGTAAGAACAACAGCTGCGGGAACACTTGAATCGATACTACTCACATCGCCTAATCCATTTGCAGATCTTAAATTAAAATTAACTGTATGAGTAGCTGATCTAATAAACGAAAACCAATCAGTTTCTTTTTGTACAAAGTAAGAAGCTAATAAATCTCCACCTGGATTATGCATATCAGAACTGTATGTTGCCGCCCACGCGCTATCCGACTCTAATGATATAGTTTTAAATAATTTGACTTCTAAAGGTTTTGTATTAAAGATACTAGAGATGCTTGAATTATATTGAACCCCATAATAATTATTTCTAAGGGCATTAGTATTGTGTCTATACAACTTTCCTCCTTTAAATGAATAAAGGTAGTTGTTCATTCCAATTGTTTTTTCAGGAATGAATGAATAAAAGGATGGCCATCCTTTTGAAGTTTCGCTATATGTTAATGTTACTGCTGCCATATCTTTATTTTATAATGGATTACCACAAACCCCTGTTCCTCCATAATATAATGTTATTATTTCTCCACTGGCATTTACCTGAGCAATTCTATATGTAGTACCTGTTGCTGTGTCTTCACCACTCACAGCACTATACGCTATAAACCCTGGTAATCCCGCAGGCAGAACAGTTAATACGTCTCCCGCTGTTACACTAGCAAATGCATTGTTACTTACAGTTTGTGCTTGTACCGTCATAACGTAATTATTAGTACATAAATCAGTGGTGCTTGATCTCACCGCAGAAATATAAATATAATTACAAGTTGAGCAAGTAGCCGCAGTTCCAAGAACTCCACTTGATAACTCTCTAACAGTTGATCCGCTTTTGTAGAAACCATCGGTGGCTAAAGCTGTTAACCCTGAGTCAGTGTATATTGAAGTTGCAGTTGTAAAACTTGCGCTGTTTAAATAGTATGTTCCGCTAGCACCTGTACAACAAGCAATCAATGATGTTGCGCCAAACGTTAAAGTAGTTGAAGCTACTCCTGCGTAATTGTATATTAAGTATAAATACGTTTGATTACTTGGGTTGCTGTATGTAAAACTAGCCTCATAGTATCCTGTTGAGGGATTGGTTACAGTGTCAATGTCATTGCCAGCGGCTGTGGCTGCGGCCACTAATGCATTGATGTCTGTTTGAGAAGACGTGTATAATGTATTGGATACTAAGAATGAAAAATAATCTGCTGCTGCTGGAATAGAACCAGAGTATCCTGCAGAGGGTGTGAAGTTTAAAGTATCAAAATCTATTTTGTTTGAAGCCATGCGCACGGCTGCTCCACTAGGAGGGAATATACCTTCAGATTCTAATCCCGTAATACTTGTATACCTTGCTAGTCTGTTTGTGCTAAAAGGTGAAAAGCTAAATGAGGTTTGAGTGCTTTCTACTGGACTTACAGTTGTTCCATCACTCCAATAAAATTCATCGTGTATAAACAACCCATCATCTGATACTGATCCTAGTGCTACATTCACGATAGTTAATTCACTAACAGTTGGACAAGCCACTTGTATTCTTGCTGTGTAGGATCCTGTTGGGGTTATTGTAATTTTTAAATTAGTTGGTGTAGACGTGGTCTTGTTAAAATTAAAACTACCTACACCTGTTGCTCCTGGAATACTTCCTGTAACTGAACTCCACTCATATGCAATTGTTACAGTTCCTGTGATTTTATAATCAACCACAACATTACCTTGCGCTTCCCCTAAATCAACATTGTATATAATAGGGTCGCTATATTCAGCAGGCCCAAAAACAGCACCACAACTAACAGGTATTTCTGTAGTTGCTTGATAAGCATTAGGTAATCCAACTGTATTAGAACTTAATACATACTCATTCATGTAAGGATCAAACCCTCCAATTTTTTGTGTATCAGGATAGGCAATAAAGTTATCTCTAAAGTAACTTCTCATTCCAAGTTCTGATATTAAAGTTAATCTATCACTTACACCACCTGTTCCTTTAAGCTGTATAACTGCTCCACGCTTGGTATCTGTAAAATATCTACTATCTCCATATGCAGCAAAACTCTCTGGGTTATTACTAATTCCGTATTCTTCTATTCTAGCTACTTGAGTTCCTAATACTGCTGTAGATGTAGCTACAATTCCTGATCCTTCAGCTGCTTGCAGAGCTTGTTTACTAAGTAATACATTTGAGATCTTATCTTCTTGTAATACTAATAGGTTTGTTTCAAATGAATGAAGAACCTCAATATCTCCAAATGATTTTTCTAAATCTTTAAAGTTTCCGTCGCTTAAATTAAATTCATTAAACCTATTAATGTTTGTGTTTGCATTATACAATCCACTATATGTTACCCCTGCATATCTATTTGCCTCCTTGTAATCTTCTTCAGAAACAGAAGTAGTTCTTTGACCAAGATTAAAGCTTGAGCCATCAAGATCGTCTAAATATTTATAGCTTTCAACTCCATTACCAAATGAAAAACAATCAAAGAATCCTAGGTTTACAATACCTGCTTGTGCACCGGTTTGGTTTTGATCTCCTGTTTTACTTCCAGACTGATGAAACCCTCCTGTAATTTCAAACACTTCGTCGTTTTCATAGTATATATCTAAGTCAGCGTTCAAGGGCTGTGTTTCTAATATCAGTGAAGCTGTACCTATATTAATTGTTATCTGACCTTCTATTCTGGTTCTTTGACCACTATCTCCTCCGTTTCCACTTACAAGCCCAAGGGTAAGTTTTGTTCCACCCGCCCCAGGTGTTTGCGGCCCTGTAGCAGGTGTAGCTGCACCAACTGTATAAAATCTATATTTATTTTCTGCAGGACTGCTAGGTTGAAAAACAACATTGTCAAATTCACTGGCTAAATTACCAACAGTGTTAGTGTATACATTAGTCGGCTGTGTTCCAGTTCCTGACGCTACACCTTCTGTGAAATCAATACCTTCACCGTTAACAAATTCAAACATTGAATTGTAGTCTTGAGAGGCAACAACTGTTCTGTTGTAGTCATATGTTTTTTGTTCTGAACTACCCACTAAAAATCCACCGTCACTTGCATTTCTATTAAATCTTAATGCAAAGTTTACTAATGATCCTTCAGGTATATCTATGTTTTCAACTTGTGTATTACCAGAGGCATCTATAGTTTCTTTGAAGCAAGGAACCCCTGCTTTTGCTGCTGGCCCTCCTCTTTTACCACTCCTACCACCTATCTGGCCGCTATCAAAAAATCCATTTACATCATCGGTTATTGTAAAGCCTTGAGGTTTAAGGTTCATGTATAATCCCGCAGGTTCTGAAATAAATGGTGCGTTGCTACCAATACCTTGTGATGCTTCGGGTGTCAAAAAGTTGTTTGCTTTAGATTCTATCGCCAAAACTTTGGTAGTTACTATTGTGTTTAGAGGGCCACTAACATCTGCCTTTACAACTAGTGTATCTCCTTTTTTTGTTTTAACTTGATTATCACCCTCAAGCCTAATCCACACTGAATTAGTAGAGTCGTCATCAAATGCAATTACTGAATATATTGTTTCATAAGTATCTTCCGCTCTTTTTACCACAAATTTATATTTGCTTGCCCAACTTGGCGGATTCATTGTAGTAGGTATTGTAACCTTTAAACTGTTTGCTGTTATCGAACTTGAGGGCTGCACATAAATTGTATTATTTGGAGAAGTTAAAGCTGTAGTACTTCTTAAATATTCATCCATGTATACTATTCCCACATCATAATTTCTATTACTATGTAGACTTTTTCTATTTCCTCTTGAAGAGTAATCTGATTGTGCAGCTGTAAATTGATAGTACCCATACATGTCGGTGGTTGCGGCACCAGAGGTAGAATCGTCAAATTCAGCTGCAACTAATTGTAAACTAACTGATGAGCTACCCGGACTGGTTGTAATTTTTATACCCTCATCTCTATTATCTATTCCAGAATATGAGTGTAAGAATGTAGATTGATCTGCAATAGCGCAATTTAAAATATCTGTAAAGGTAGTTTCATTACAGGGATTGTTAGTCATAAATGGGCCTGCAACCCCTGAGCTCACTTGTTGAGCCACAAAAGTTCCATTAAAGAAATCATAAATACTATTGTAGTCTTGATTAAGGGTAATTGTAAAAGCGATTTCAGTTAAAACTTGATTTGGTGTACCTGGGGGAGCCCCTCCGCCCGGTGCATCAAAATCAGCTGATCTAAAATTAAATTGAAAACCGATTTGTGAATCTTTTTTTAATGAATCTGGACTATCAATATCTGTGTAATCAAATGTGGCAACAGAATTAGTTATTGTTTTACTGATGTCTATAGTGTAAGCGCCATTTGATAATACACCTGTAAATTCATTTAGATTAATTAATTCCCTGTTTAATGCAACGGTGTAATTCAACTGACTATTTACATTGTATCCATCAACATAATTACCGTACATTAATCTGTTAGCCATAATCGTTTGTGACTTAGCTGTTCTAGGGACATTATCAAATAGTCTTGTCAGTTGGTTGTCGCCTAATGCAGTATATATTTGGTTGTGCCTAAAGCTTTGTGTTCTAGTTATATTATTAGACCATCCTAAAATACCTTTGTTAAATTTTTCAATAACATATACACCTGGTTGGTTTGCATATTTAAATAGCAAATCTATTTCTTTAACTAATTTACTTCCAGTGTTGAATGAAATCTCTGCGGTATTGTACACATTCTCCATTCCTGAATTAGACAAATCACTGGTATTTAAACTAAAAAAGTCAGGCACAAAAGCAATGTCGCTAAATTGAGATATTGCGGAGTATTCGTTATCTAAGTATTGATACCTGTAAGCAAAGCTAATTATGTTTTTTTTAAGAAAATTTTCTTCCTGTCCTGACTGTAAAAGATTTACAGTAGGAGCGCTCATTGGTGGCGCTTTAATAACATTAAGTTCTGCTGCTGTAATTTGATCTACATCTAATGCAGTTGGTGGTAAATAAGCTCTTTCTACATTAATGCATCTAGGAGGATTTATATTGTCTGTAAAAAACAATAGGTTGTCAATTTTATTTACTGCGTTAATTAAATACGAAGGATTAAAATTTAAAACACTTGTAGATATTACGTGGTATATTAAGTTGTTGTTTATTACATTGTAAGAAACAATCATATCAACTATACCTGTAGCAGATTGAGCGTTGTTAGAATCATGAACAAACCAATAAATAGTGTTATTCACACCATCTTCCAGAGTCCCAATACATTTTGTAGTGGCTGGATCTAAAACCACCCCGTCATAAACAAGCTCCGCTAAAAGAGAATTACCCTTTGAATTTTCTACAGAACCTATCTCTGTGTCTTCAGTAGATCCAAGTCTTACATTTTGAGCATCTACATATTCTCCCGGCGGAAGTAATCTTTCATCGACCGACTTATTCATTCGGCCTTTAATAAAATTAGTTTGTATTACTGTCATTTAATCCACTTTGATTGACCTCTAAGATTCATTAAAAGCCTACCTGGATGTATGTCGCTTAGGCGAATTTTTGCATTTCTTAGAAGAGCTGATTTATCTTTTCTCACTCTATTAACTATATATTCTTGTACTCCTAGCTTTGAATTTAATATAGCGTATTTAATATATGCATATATATAATCTTCAAATAATTTGTTAACGCTCACGGCACTATCGTCTCCGTTTTCCATTCCATCAGATACATACTCTAGTACACATAATTGATTAGCCATACCTGAACTAAAGTTAATTACACCTGCTTTTTTATCTATTCTATATGTTGGATTTATGTTTGCTGTTTCAGTATTCAATCCAAATCTAGCTCCAATTCTGTAGTTAAAATACCAACATCCATCTACACAGAACCCTTCTCTTCCATTGTAAGGGCCATGACCTAAGTAGATTGATTTTTTTGTACCAGCAATTCTTTCTCTATCTACTGTAGAAAACTCAGCTTGCAAGATATTTCCATTTACATCAAATAAAATATCGCAATTGTTATCCTGCAGATAACTTGTGGCTGAATTAATTTGTATGTTCTCACTCAATGGGTAAAGCATTCCATCTTTAAACATTGATATTCTTACGTAGTTTACAAAATCTGGCGGTAAAACAAAACGTAATTGATCGCTAACGTCTAGCTCTAAAACCTTTACTTCTTTAAATGCATCGTAATTCAATTCTTGAATCGCTCGTTTTGCAAAAAACAAAACCTGATACCTCGTGACATTATTAATAAGCTGAAGATTGTCATTGTATATAAGCATAAAGTTATTTACAACATCTTCCAATGAAACATATTGATAGCTTCCCCAGTTTTGATTAGTGGGAGCGGTTCCTGAATTTTCATAATATTGATAACCTGTTAAGTATGCCATAATCTTATTGTGTGGTTTCTGTTAATCTATCTTCTGACTCTAATGATTGCCCAAACTTAGCAACATCTGCCTCTCTTATTGATACGCCTGCGTATTGTAATATTTTATTTACTAAACCATTCATGTCAGAAGTGGGTAACTCAAAATCCTGGTAGTCTGCTGCAGACGCATTAAACACCGGTTCGCCTCCCGATAAAGTAGTAAACGTCCATTTAGGCGCTAGAGGATACCTGACATATTGCGCATGTATATCCGCTGCTCCAGTGATAGTCGTAGGGTAAACGGTAACTGTATTCCCTAATGCCGTTCCAGTTGCACTATCTAATACATATGCTGGGAACATAGTAGTAGGAGCAGCAATATTAGAATTGGTTAGATAAAATATTTTATTTTGTGTAACTCTTTCTACTTCTCTTATGTGAGTGTTTGAGTAAATAACATAATTTTTTCCTGCAACGCTAAAAATATTTTCACTTATAACAAGTTCTTTATTACTACCAACTGCCGTCACAAAAGCCTGGGTGCTATCTGTTGTGTTAACGACTAGGTTTCCAACTTGAACTGTGCTTAAAAAAGTTTGACTATTATCTACAAGCACAAATGTAGCACCAGGTGTATCTGAAGTTCCTGAAGTCAATACGTTTGAATAGTAAAATATTTTATCTACTAAATAGTAATCACTCGGTAATGTGTAGGTGTTGGCGTTAGCTTGAGTTAAAAATGTGTTGACAGAAAAACTATCTATAACTTCAATAATACCTTTAGTGATATTTGCATATCCCGTTCCGGATTTACGCATCACCTCAGCATTTAGTTGATTGTTATATAAATAGAAATAATCCTCGAATATATCAAGTTGAGCTTGCTCTGCAAATAAATTAAAATCACTGGGAGAAATATATCCGTAGTTGTTTTTATTTATTACAGCCATGACTGCATTTCGTACTTCGTTTATCATCGTATCACGTGTTTATACAAAGATACATAAAAAAAAGACGATTTGATTTATTCGAGGATATACTCCTTTATTTGTCTAACATTTTCTTTAACAACTTGTAAGATTCTACTCCTTCGTCTGTTTGAAAATATGACGCTACAATATAAGATGGCTCTTCCCCATGAGGAACAGTAAGCATTTTAGTTTTATTTTTCTTTAAATTAAAATACACATCTCTATTTTTATTTCTCATTTGAAGCAAAGTGGCGCTAAAAAATCTAACCACTTCATCCTGTAGTTCAACCATAGGATCATTTATAAGATCTAAAAATTCTTGAGGATCCCTTCTGGCAAATATCATAATATCTCTTTTAAGCTCCGCTGTCGTCATTTTATCAGCTCTTACCCCTAGTATAACCCTAGAGATACTTTCAAGCTTAGAGAGGCTTAAATCGCGTGCAGCGACCTGAGCTTCTAATTCAAAGTTCATAGTTTCCATATCAGCATTAGCGTCTTTTTCATTATTCACTTCGTAAAAAATATTACCATTACCTGGATGTAGCGAAAGAAACTCTTGAAGTATTTGGTTTTGTCTTGCGACCCTAAGCATTCCTTCTTCAAAAATTATAGGCTCTAATATAGCATTGCCATCTTGCTCATCTTCAAAAATAGATTTCTGATTTCTAGCATATCGCAAAGCTCTATTGACTCCTGTTTCTTCGTCAAAATATAATAAGGCTTTTCTTTTAGTGTGTTTGGTTGACAGCATGTAGGAAAGAGGTGCTGCATCTCTTTTAAGTCTGTATACTTTATCTTCGTATACCTTTTTTATTTTTTTCATTTGATTTAATTTAAAATTTATGTAAAATATCTAGGGGGTGAAAATCACCCCCTGATATTATTAAACTACTTATTATGCATTTTGGAATAAGAAGAAGTTGTTTGCACCTAAAGTACAAAGCGCTCTTTCTGATAAGAAGTTAACCTGCATTACGTCAGTTCCTGAAGTAGCAGCGCCACCAGCAGAACCAGTAATCCATGTTTTGTATCTTCTATCTTCAGTTTCAGAAGCTCTATATCTTACGTGTAAGAATGGTCTCTTAGCGTTCTTACCTAAGATTTGATCGTATACTGAAGTAGAACCAGCAGGTACAAGTACACCGTTGATTTTTCCTCCAACAATATCTCCTCTCATAGTAGGATCGTTAAGGTATTTCCAATCTGTTTTGTAGAAGTCATAACCTCTTCTGAATCCAGAGAATCCTAAATTCAATGCCATTTCTTCGTCATTATCAAATAATCCGTAAGAACTACCACCTGCACCATATGAATTCTGTGCAGCTAACATATCATCAATGTCAAAAGAAAACTCTCTGTTCACGAATAATACATTTTCTTCGATAGCACCTTGCTTATCTAATCTCTGAATAACAGCGTCAAAGTCTGCTAAAGCCGCTGGAATTCCACCGCCCCATACATTTCCTCTTTGACCTAATACATAAAATAATCCTTCAGATCCTTTATTACCTGTACCTGATGCTACACCAGCTGCAATAGCTGCCACACCAGAACCTGCTTCTGCTGGAACTGCTTCCACCATTGCTGTCTCTAGGTAATCCTCGAATCTTAGTCTTGTTTCATGCTCTGATTTTAAATACCATAGGTATCCTGTAGCTCCATTTTCAGTAGTTACTTCAATCCATCCGATTTGCGCCATATCAGAACCAGATACTTCGTAAAGATCTTTAATGATAATTGGACTATTGCTGAAGATCACGTCATCAGCTTCTAATGAATTAGCCATAGCAACTGAACCTTTTTGGAATTCAGATCCATAGATAAATAATGAACACTGTACAGCTGCAGCCATTGTTTGACCACCTGCTTCATAGTACGCAACATCAATTGTACCTGCACCATAGTTTACTGCAGTAACGATACCTTTGTTACTATTAGTAGAACCAATTGAACTGTCAGACAACATAAATGTTTGACCTACTCTAATTGCAATCCCACCTGTACCTGGTACAAGAGTGTCATTGATTGTTAGTGTAGCTGTATCTTGAGCTGCTGCTGCAGCTGAAGTTACATTTGTGTACTTAGTGTGTAATCTTCCTTGCTCCGCCCATTTAATAAGGTCAGAGTTAGAAGGCATTTCAGCGCCTACCATTCTTAAGAATGATGCCACTGTTCTATTCCCGTATCTCTCAAACTCCTTTTCATAAGTATCCGGTAGATACTGATTTAAGAAGTTAAAGTTAGTTATGTAGTTTGATTGTACGGCTACTCTTTCTGCACTAGGTTGTAGTGCAAATGTAGGAGTAGCGCTAACTGAACCAGCCATAATTTTTAATTTTTAAATTGTTATTAATTACTTTTTTTTATACTCCTGATCTTCAAACCTCGACCTGAGTCTTGGTTTAACGACCTTACTTTGAACCCTGATTTTGATGTGACTTGTGGAGCAGACCTTACATCCATATTTATATTTTTTGTTTTTTTAGATATACTGTCCACTGCATCCGCCTTGCCTTGCTCGTAAAAGAACTTGGCATACTTGTCCGGATTCATTGCCATAGATAAAGCCCTATGATACTGCGAGGTGTTTTTAACCAATCCTTTATCATCAACATATCTTCCAATAAAATTTTCGATACTTGACTGACTATTTTTTACATCCTCTACAGATCCAGGTAAATAAGAAATTTTCTTTTCGTTAATAACAAACTCAAAACCTTTGAAATCTTTATTAAAGACTTTATTAGTTTCTTCTTTGAACCACTGTAGCTTCTGCGCTGCATCTTTTTCATACGCAGCATTTTCCTCTATGTACTTTCTATAAGCTTCGACTTCCTTTTTATTGCTTTCAGAAACAACTTCTCTTGACTCAAGAGGTAGTTTGTATTTTTCTTTTTGCTCTTTAAAGTATTTCTTAGCTTTAGATAGCTCTCTTTTTTTTGCTAATTGTTTTTTCTTTTTTTCTTTTTCATCATCTAATTCATCATCAAATCCAAATTTATCATCCATTAGATATTTAATATCCTCTGAATCTAATCCTTCTTCTGTTGCAGAATAATAATTAGCAATTAAAGAATCAGGATTCATTGAATCATAATCTTGTTGTAATCTAACAAAATCATCTATTCCTCTTCCTGTTTCTTTTTTATAATCAAAGTAAGCTTTTACATCCTCCGGTAATTCTTCAGATGAACTTCGCTTTACAATGAAGTCGTCTAGCGAACTTACTTCTTCGCCATACTTGTTTGCAATATATGAAAGAACGTCATTTTCAGACATCTCTGGTGTAGATTCACTAGGTGCCTCTACAACAGATTCTTCAATTTTTTCTTCAACCACCTTCTCTTCCTTTGGAGTTTCCTTTGGAGTTTCCTTTGGAGTCTCTTGTAGGTTTACTCGTTGAACCTCGTCTTGTGGCTTTGGGTTATCCATCGATGCTTGTTGAGCTTCGTGTTTTTCCAATAGTTGTTTTTCGATTTCTTGTGTTGACTTAGATTCTATTTCACCTAAATCTCTTACTTTTATTTCCATTTGATTTAATTTTTACAAAGTTAAACAATAATTCTAAATATATTTAAGATCCTTTATATGGTTATAAAGATCTGCTCCTAATTTTTCCCCCACTGTTTTATCCGATTCATAATGCACTCTTGCAACTATTCTACTATTAGATATATTTTCAGCCGCTTTATCAAATTCCCTTTTCAAATGAGGGTAAATATCTGTTAATGCTAATGCTACTAATTTTGATTGCGCCGAGTGACCTGACGGAAATGATGGCGTTTGTGCGCTTTTCATTTTTAAATAGTCTAAATCAATCTTAAATTTTTTTGCATTTACATTAGGCCTTGGTCTATTATGATAGTCTTTTATTTTTTTAATTACAGGCTCAGATTCTTCTATTAATTTTTGTACTACCCTGTATGGAAAAGATTCTGCTCGGTGTGAAAAAATATTTTGAAACACATTACCTATATCATCATATTTAGGCGGCAAAACTTTATTTAATGGCATTAGTTTTAATTTTTTTATTTCACCCAATGTTCTTAAGGAGTTGTTTTTAGGGAAGCTAATTTGCTTGTATCTTTCAATATTAAAATTATCAAACATTATCTAGGCTCGAATTCTGCTAAGTCAAATCCATCTAGCGTATCTTCATTTGATTCAAAGCTAATGGGAGGTAGATTGTTTTTTCTTTGCTGAATTAATTGTGATTGCTCAGTGTTAGCTTGACTAATTCGTTTGTTTTTGGCTTTCTCCCTTTCTTGTTCTCTTTTATCTATAGCCTGCTCTTCTCTACCCTTTAACTGCATATTGAAATCAAACTCTACTTGCATCAACTCACGTTTTAACATTGCTTCGTTTTTCAACTTCTCTATATCAAAAGCTACTTCAGCCTGCTTAGCTTGCATTTGCATTTGACCTTCCATCTGTATCTTTCTCATTTCTTGTTCGGCCTGCATTTGTTGAACCTGCATTTTTGTCTGCGCATCCATTTGTTTTTGAGTCATGGCAAACTGCTGATCTTTTTCTTGTTTCTTTTGTCTTTTTACTTTTAGTAATTGGTTAGCTAACTTTATGTTTTTAAGTTCTCTTATATCTATTGCGTCTTCTAAGTTAATATCGTTTTTAGATAATGCCATCTGAATGTTTTGCTCTAACTGAGCTTTCTCTTCTTCATCAGGAGCAACTTCTATAAATATACCGAAGTCATATATATATAAATCATTTATCTCCTCCAGGATTCCAACATTATATTTACCTATCTGCATTTTAAACTCTTCCTTGAATTCTGCATATTGTAGAATATCGGCAACTCTAATAGATAGAGCTTCGGCTAATGTTTGAGTAATGTATAAACTACCTTGTAAAATATGTCTAGTTGCTGTATTTGAATTTAATGCTGCTAATTTTTGAACACCTACTAACGCATAAGGATCTGGCTTAGTTCCATCCCTAGCTTCATTTAATCCAGTAACGCCCCTTAACATATCCATATAATGGTTGTAAGTACCCACTAAACTATTTATTTTTCCTTGACCACTACTAGCTGTTAATTGCTGTATTGGCACCCTGGCGTTATTAAACTCGCCATCTTGAGTATAGCTTCTTCCTATTACAGAACCTGTTTGAAAATACAATCTTAATGCGTCTTGTGGATTATAAGCATTTCCTGTTCCTAAATCAACTTCATTCAACCCATCTGCGTCAATGAATACACCATCTGGCACTGTCCTCGCAATTACTTGTTGTAGTTTTAAGTGAGTCATTTGTATTAAATCAGCAAATGTGATCATACGTCTCACTAAAGATTCTATAATTCCTTTATACATTCTTGGAGCACAAGCAACGTAATTAGGCATAGCGTGTTGAGAAGCGGATTGAGGCCTAACCATATTTTCCATTTTTTTCCACTGAAGGACAATATTTGTACCCATTACCATAACGCCCTCATACCAGACATCAATTTTCTTTTCAACTTTTTCAAAGTTACCTTCTTCCATCATCTCTTCTGGAGGGTTAAACTCATCGTTTTTCTCAATAACCCTAGCGCCGCCCCCGTCTAATTTTTTCTTTTTGTATACTATTGAATTTGTAGTTTTATAGTTAAAGTACAACAGCGTTGCTGTGTCTCTATAAAATACACTGTTTTCATAAAACTGAGCTACATTGTAATAATCATACCAAGCTTGACTGTATTTTGCTATCTCCTCTAAATCTTCATTTGTTAATGTAGGGTCTATTTTAGGAAGCTCAGTCATTGGAACAGTTTTTATTTCACCCCAATAAAAACAATCTTTGAAATAAGGATCTTCAGTATAACTATACACTACATTTGCAGGATCTACATAATCTATTTTTACACCCTCACCTGGTAAAAAATATTGTTTAGTGATTCCAACGCCTAATACTGTAATATCATAATCAACACGTCTTCTAGTATGTGAATAATGATTTTCTTCAAACAAAGTATTTATAGCTTCTTCTTCAGCTATCTCTATCCCCGGCTTGTAATTTAATTGCATATACAACGCCAGCTCTTCATCATTATTGGGAAGCTCATCGGGATCAGTAGCAAAAGGATTTACTCCAAAGCCTTTTTGTATTTGGGAAAGTATAGGTTTGGCAACCATATCTGATTCGATCATGTCTTGGAAGGAAGATCTTTTTTCTGCAGACAAAGCATCTTGAGCATACGCTTGAACTTTAAATAATCTGTCTGACATGCCATTTACAACAATGTCTACAAACTTGGGAATAATAGGAACTGGAGTCCAATCTAAGTTTAAGTAACTTAAATCTCCATCAATTGCTAATTCATTTTTATATTTCTGAACTGACTGTTCGCCTCTAGCATAAAGTCGTAGTCTATGGTAATCTCTCCATTGAGAATAAAACCTACAAGTGCTACTATCTTTACGAAACCATTCGTACTGAATTGCCTGTCCAATTTGCAATCCATACTCTACTGTATCTTTTTCACTATCAGAAACAAATAAATCCGGAAACCCAACTGGGTTTATATCAATTTTAACATCTACCATTAATTGCGTATTTCGCTATATAATCCTTTATTATTATACCTTGCAAAGTTAATCTTTATTTTTGACTCTTTTTTTTGTGGTGTATATAAGTGCTTTTGATTAGCCATAATAGCCAACCCAGAACTAATAGTCGCATCAAACTTAGTTCGGTTATTAATATTGAACCTTGCCCAATCCTCTAAAGTTCGGTTAAAATACATAGAGCCCATATCTAATTTTTCCCTAAACATACCATCCATATCCATTCCTACATGTTTCTCTATATAACTTTCAATCGCACTTGCGTGAGCTTGTTTTACTTCTTCAGAAGAATTAGGTATTCCTCCTATTTCTTTTTCAGATTTAGAAAGTTTATTAAATATTTTATCTGGTCGATTCATGCAGTATTTTCTATACCCCCTATTTTTAAAATGGTACAGCAATCTCGGTTTATTATTTTCTACTAATATAGGCATTCCATAAAAAACACAAGCCATTAAAACATCTTCAAAAAACAATTCTGCTGTTTGAGGCCTAGCTACGTATTCTAAAAAGAATTCATTACTAGGAGCGTTATCCATGTTAAATTTAGTTAATCCATGTAAAGCGCCGTTTGATCCTCCACCGCCAACTGTTCCGGATATGTCATAGGAATCACAACCAAAACTACCTAAGTGTTCGTTACCTGGAAGATACTTTCCATTTTGATTTACCCTACAGTTTTGTAAGTTTTTTTCTGGTATCCATGATACTAAAAATCTACCCCTGTTGTCAGGTGACCAAACCACCTTAGTATCTTTTATTCCATCTTTCCAACTAAATCTACCTCTTGTTAAATAATGCTCTTTAATTAAAGAATCATTGTAATCAATTTGCTGATAAATTTTAGTTAGGTTAAACAAAGATTGTTTACTCTCATCTCTAAAGGCATGAGAATCTGTTCTTGGAAACTGCCTGTAAAATTCATTTAATACGTCTGGATCCTTCTTCAATGACTCCACTTCATTTTCCCAATAATTTAATGCGCCTTGATATATTAATTCACCATCCGAACCCTCTATCCCTGTATCAGGTGTGTTAAATACCGGCATACCATACTTATCTATGTAGCCTTCAAAGTTCCATTCCATAGGTATAAACAAATTATATAATCCACTTTTGGTTTGACCGTTTTGATTTCTTTTAGTTACATCAGAATTGTAGAATAATTTTTTAAAATTTTCACCTCCCTTATCCAATGCATTTGAAGTAGAACCCATCATACATTTTCCTATAACTTTACTACCTAATCTTAAACAGGTTTTAGTAACATTCCAGTTATTTATAATATTGTCTGGCTTAAGCCATTTACCTGATTCATCATGAATTAGTAGTTTTAGTTTCTCACCATCATAACTATTATCTGCAGTATTTTTCCAGTCGATGGTTGTATCTAATCCCTCCAGTTCTTCATCTTCTGTTTCAAACATATTCTTTTTTGTTATCTTAGAAGCTGGCACCCTGTAAGCCAATTCTGTCTTGGGTCTATCCATACCATCTTGTATAGGTTTAAAAAAGAAAGGATAGTTATTAGATATAGGTACTACTTTGTCAGTAAACATTTTTTTTGCATCGGATCCTGTTTTAGATAGTATACCTACTCTTGCATCCTTGCTAATTGTAGCTGTATTAACAGCTTCACAAGACCCCATAAACGAAAAACCTGAACGTCTAATTTTAAGATAACACATTCCAAAGCTTCTTTTGTCCGCTTTACAAGCTTCCCAAAATATATAAAATATTCTATTAGCCTCTCTAAACTCTGGCTTTCCTATATCTATTTTAGTCCACTGTAAATACATGTAGTGTGTACCTGTTATATATGTAGGCACGCCCTTGTTGTAAAACCAAAACCCTTCCTCTCTTCTATCAAACTCAGACTCTATATAGTTTACCCATTCATTTTTAAATTCACTACTCATTTCATGCCATTGAAATATTGAATTGATTCGTGATAATGATTTGGGGTATTCAAAGGCAAGCCAATATTGATCGACTGATTTTTTTGAATTTTTATATATGTTTTTAGGTGCTTTAGGCAATCCTATTAGTAAACCATTTATATTATAAATTTCACCTATAGTTCCGTCTTTACTAATCACAACTAAATCGTGCTTGGGATTGTATCCATATTGCCAAGATTTATTTTGATTCATCTTAAGCATAGACTGCTTAGATATATGATTATCAACTACTTTGTATAATTTATTTTGACCTTCTTTCTGCAAACCCCTGTCTTGATTTTTCCTCTTCTTTTTCTACTCCGTTCAACAAATCTTTTTCTAATTCAATTCTAGTTAATATTTCAAACGCATCGAATATAGCTAGCTTTTTTGTAGCCGCTGCATTTTTTAATCTATCTGCCGCCAACTCATCATCTTTATCGTACTTAATTATATCTTCTTTAGCAACTTTAATAAGCTGAGCTACAGCCTCTCTTCCTGCGCTAATTATATCTAACTTTAAATCTTCTGATGACTTCATAATACCATAGTTATATTATTCCAAAACATCCTGTAGAGTTTCTCTCCATTTATGTAAAATGGATATTCGCATTCTGGCTCAAACACCACTTCATCATTTTCTTTTACGCCTAGTTTTGTCAATATAGGATTAGTGTATTTAACAATACCCACTAATGGCTCTTCTTCAACTGGCTTCATGATTATGGATTCACGAACTGAAACAGGTTTTATGAAACAATACTTTGAATGAGTTTTCCATTTATTATTTTTGCAATACATATAAAACTGATCATAGTCTATAAAAAACAAATCCTCTTTGAAAAAACTTCTACCACTTTTTTCCCTACCCTTCATGTCATAATATATCTTAAATACATTATGATGAACTAACAGAATATCCCCCTTGTCTATATCACCTTTGTAATTTAAAGGGGTGCTTACAACTTCTGCAAATCGGTTTGTAGCCGTGTGATCTTCCTGTGATACGCTAGTATAAAAATCTATTCCACCTATTTTTTTTATATTATCATACCTTCTACCCTTCAAAGGTTTTACGATAAAATAGTGTGGGGATTTCATTAAAAATTAATATTATATTCTATAGATATAGGCATGTTAGAATTAAACTCTTTCCATAGTAATATTTCATTTTGCCTTTCTATCCATATTTTTATTGAATCACTGCTGCTTTCGTATTGAATTAAATGAATAGTATATGAGCCGCCTAAAATTGATTGACCTACAAGATAGTGCATAGCACTAGACTTATAGTCCGAGCCTATTGAAATCTTCCTAATATCCATTTTGATTAGAAGCTTGAACCGACAGTTAACACCCTGTAGTATACATTTACATATAAAACTCCTGTGCCCTGTGTAGGATTACTTCCACCAGCGTGTAAAGTTAACGCAGTGTTTTGCGCTATAATTTCTGTAGAGGAGTTAGGAGTCTCAGGTTTAAAAACTGCGTCCACAGCTGTATTCATAGCTGTTCCGCCATTTGAAACCGATCCTATCGTTTCAGAACCTATTTTAACTGGCAAACTAGGTGTGAAATCATAAGGAGTTGCCCCTGCGTCCATATAACACATTATGCTTATTATATCAAGAACTTTTCCTGCTCCTGGTGCTGCAACTAAAGTTGCTGGCGTAGTAGCTAATGTTAATAAGGTTGCGCTACTTACAGAAACATTTGCTATTACAGGAGAATCCGAAGCTAAACCTAAAAAACTTTGAACTTGTGAAAGAGTTACAGTTTTAGTTGCTAAGGAATTATTCGCATCTGTTATAATTAAATAATCGCTTCCTTCTAAATTACTAATTGTAGGGTATGCTGTTATATTACTTATTTTCGCCATCTTCTGGTTTGTCTTTTATTTCACCAGTTTGTAAATTAATAACTACGTTGTCTCCGTATTCTTTAATTAACTCGCCTTCAAAAGTTTTAAACTCAGCTCTTAAAGTTTCAATACCAGCAACTACCTGGAATTTTCTTACCTCTAGCTCAGCAACTTGTTGATGCATGGTGGTGAATTGTTGGTTTAATTCTTGAAGTTTACTTAAATGTTCTTCACTTACTTTTTTTACTTGTTCACTCATTTTATTTAATTTTAATATTAATGTTTTTCAAATTTATGTATTATTATTTACTTTAACAAATCTAATTCAGCTGATAATTCTTGTATTGCTTTTACTAGTATTGGCACTAGTTTACCATAGCTCATTTCTAGTTTGTCAGGATTTTCGTCGTATATTAATCTTAAAGTGTCATTATCTAATGATTTAACTTCTTGAGCTATAAATCCAAAGTCTTTTTTACCTTTATTAGAATTTATTAATTCTTTTTCTATATCAGTAATGTCACCATTTTCATCAATCTGCTGCTCTGTTATTGTTTCACTTCTGTTGTCCCATACAAATTTACGAGGTTTTAATGCATTCACGAAATTTAATCCCGTGTCTAAATCTTCTATATCTTTTTTATCTCTTTCATCAGATAAAGAAGTTATACTTGTTACAGCTGCCCTTATTACTGTAATGCTAGAATTACCTAAAGTTATTTCATTTGTTACAGTAGCGCTTGAAGCTTGAGCGTTAGTACCTATAACAATATTATTGGTCCCGGTTGATAAAGAACTACCAGCGCTATATCCTATACCTATATTTGCATTAGAGGTAGTTGTTGATGCGTTTTGACCTTTTAATGCGCTTTCACCTAACGCAACGTTTCCACTTCCTGTTTGCTCTGCGCTTAAACTCCAAAAGCCTATTGTTGTATTATTCGACCCCGTTGTTAAAGCGTCTCCGGCAAAGTATCCACCCATAGCAACGTTTCTTTGTCCGCTAGTTAATACTTTTAAAGCACTTTTCCCTATACCTACATTCCAATTACCAGATACATTATTTGAAGCTAAAGCATCGTCTCCTATTGCTACGTTTTCACTACATGCAGTAGCTGCTCCTAATGCATCAGTACCAATTGCTATGTTTCTATCTCCAGATGTTAAAGCATCTCCAGCATTTGCTCCCATAAATACATTTTCAGCACCACTACTTAAATTAGCTCCTGCTTGAGAACCTATTGAAACATTTTTAGAATTTCCTGATTGAGCGTTATGGCCTACAGCTACGTTGTCATTACCAGAGGGGGAAAGTGCTGCTCGGTATCCAATACCGACGTTTCTATCTTCAGTATTGTTACCTAGCCCTGCTTCATAACCAATAAACACACATTCATCACCCTCTCCATCAAATCCTCCAACCATTGCTTTGTAACCTATAGCAGTATTAGATACACCTGTAGTGTGGTATTGACCAGTGTCAATTCCTAAAAACGTATTTCCTTGTGGGTTTCCTGATAAAAACTGCGGAACATAGCCAGCGTATAAAGATTGTGTGTCTATTAAAAATGGAAATCCTCCTCCGCCTGCTGACACAGTATCTAGTATATCTTGCATTGTGTATGATTCTCTGCTTGCATTTGCATAAGCAGAACCTCTTTCAAGTGTACTTACCGTAGATGATAAAGTGTGAAATTGCTGCCCTGTGGGGATTATTGCCATAGCATATTATTTATCTTGTTTTTTATCTAATTCAGCTGATAAGTCCTGTATCGCTTTTACGAGTATTGGCACTAGTTTACCATAGCTCATTTCTAATTTATCAGGGTTTGCATCGTATATTAATCTTAAGGTATCATCGTCGTGAACCTGAACTTCTTGTGCAATAAATCCAAAATCTTTTTTGTTTTTATTATCACTGTAATGTTCTGTTTCACTTTCTACATTACCCTCGTCATCTAATACAACTCTTTTTTCTGCTCTATTGTCCCATACAAATTCCCTTGGTTGTAGTTTACTTACAAAATCCAATCCGTATGTAATGTCTTTTATGTCTTTTTTATCTCTTTCATCAGATAATGAAGTTATGCTTGTTACAGCCGCTCTTATGACAGAAACACTTGAATTACCTAAAGTTATTTCATTGGATACTGTAGCGGATGATGGCTCTGCGTCATACCCTACAATTGTATTGTTAGCCCCTGTAGTTAAATTACCTCCAGCTTGAGCTCCTAACATTGTGTTTTGAGCTCCTTCTGTTTGTATACCTGCACTAAACCCTACTGCTACATTATTATCCGCTCCTGCTGCTCCAAACCTCAAAGTTCTGGCTCCCACACCAGTGCTATAATTTGTATTACCACTTTGACATGATTTCGCTCCAATATTTACATTGTTCTGTCCTGAACTTATACCGTTACCTGCCAAACTTCCCATGGCTGTATTGTCTCCTCCTGATGTAAGAGTGCCAAGACTGCTCCAGCCTACTGCCGTACAACTGTCGGCGCTTGTGATAGCATCCATAGAGGCAACACCAACTCCTACATTATACTCTGCAGCGCTTAATGTACCGGTAGTAGTATCTCCAACTTTAAGAGAGTTTGCAAAATTTGTTCCCCCTAAAATAAAAGGAACTCCTCCGCCCCCAGCAGCTTCTTCTATTACATTACCACTAGCATCAACTGCTAGAGTATAAGCTGCTGTACCTGTATAAGTACCACTTCCGTAATCTTTAAATTCAACTTGTTTATGAAGATTTACACTTTCTGATCCTGCAGTTGTAACAATTTCAAGCATAGGATTATTACCTGCTGCTCCAATTCTCCAACCAAATCCAGCCCAGTTATATAAAAATCCAAAACCACCTCCATCATCATCCCAACCGAATGAAACTTTATTAACATCATCTTGAGTAATTGCGTATTCTTGATCTCCACTAGTTACAGTTGCTGGTCTGTTTATAATAAATCTATACCCATCCGTAAATTTTATTTGCGCTAAGCCATCACCGGGGACAAAAGTGCTTACTATCAAGGGCGAATCTCCAATAGTATTAGAATCTGTAAAAAAAGGAATTGTTCTAGCTGTACCAGATCCGTCAATTGCTCCTCCTGTTGCTGATATAGTGTCTATTATATCTTGCATTGTAAATGATTCTCTGCTTGCATTTGCATAAGCAGAACCTCTTTCAAGTGTACTTACCGTAGATGAAAGGGTGTGAAATTGTTGTCCTGTAGGTATTATTGCCATGATTAATTTTATTTATTTTCTAATTCTGTTACTTTAGCTGATAAGTCCTGTATCGCTTTTACTAATACTGGAATCAGTCTACCATAACTTGCTTCTAATTTTTCCGGATTAACATCATATACTAATTGAAGAAAATCATCGTCTACTGTTTGAAGTTCTTGAGCAATAAACCCAACGTCTTTACTTCCTTTTTTTGAACTTACTACTTCATCATATTCAATCACTTCTTCTTCAATAACATTGCCTTCCTCATCAACTTGTTTTGGAATACATGTTTTAATTGTTTGCTCAGGTCTATTGTTCCATACAAATTTTCTAGGTTTTAGCGCCATTATTGTTTCTAGTCCTTTGTCTAAATCAACTATGTCCGTTTTATCTCTTTCATCAGATAAAGAAGTTATAGAAGTAACTTGACATCTAAGAGTTGTTATACTTGAGTTTCCTAAAGTAATTTCATTTGAAACAGCCGCGCCGCTCGCATTAGCAAAGTTTCCTATTACCACATTGTTGTCTCCTGACAAAGAATTAAATGCTGAGCTCCACCCAACAGCTATATTTTCGTTACCTGTAATTCCGTATCCAGCTTGATGTCCCATAGCAACATTTTTTTCTCCACTTTGAAGTGTATTTAAAGATGTATTTCCTACAGCAACATTTGCGTTTGCAGCTAATAAGTTATATAAAGATGAACTTCCTATTCCTACGTTGTTATTAGTACCAGTACAACTATATAAAGCTAACTTCCCTATTCCTGTGTTGAGGTTTCCAGTATCGCAATTTTTTCCTGCTTCACTTCCCACAAATACGTTACCATTACCTGTTGTTATATCCTCCCCTGCTTTATACCCTATCCCAGTATTTTCACCACCTAAAGCAGATCTACTAATATACCTTAACGCAAAATTACCAACAGCCACACATTTTTCAATATTATCGGAACC